GTTGCCGCTGACCGGTATCCGGTGTTGGTTGCCGCTGACTGGTCTCCGGTGTTGGACTTTTTATCATCGTCCCAGTTAACCTGATCTTTGATGTACTCCACACCGGCTTTAATAATTCCGGCAATTCCGATTTCTGCTTTAATAGAAATCTTCTTTCCTACTCTCTTGCTGTCGTTAGACTTCTGATCGTTTGCATCCAGATCGACTTCGCAATATCTGGAATCAGCCGGTGCATAATATCCAAATACATCCAACGGATTCTCACAAGCATGAAATCCAGTATCGCAAATCTCGGCTCTTTCTTCTTCGTACTCCTTGCCGATTTCATACTGAAAATCACGGCATTTTAAGTCTTTGTCAAATCCCTTATAGCATTTCATTTTTCCTTGTCCTCCAAATTCAGTCCGAGCATAGCTGCACAAACTTCTTTCTTTAAATACGTATCTGCTTCAGTAGTGTTTAGATACGCTTCAAACGCTTTCATCCTACCGACAAGCTCGGCGTATTCCTCGGCTACGGTCTCTGCTCTGAAATCCATCTTATTTTCTTTCTCCATCACAATCCCCCTCGCAATATGGGCATTTGTTATCCATCAAAATTTTGTTTAAATGGTCAGTTACTTTCTTCACATTTTCTTCCTGCTGATAACCGCCCTCTGCAATGCTATACATATCAAACTCTCTTAAGGATTCTTTCTTATATATGTTGATGTGCAAGCTGCATCCGATCTTGTAGTTTGCAAAATGAAATGCTACCGTTCTGCCGGTTTCTTTCTGAACCCGTCTGCATAACTGATACAGTTCATCTACGGTCTTATCAAAATCATTTATCTTCATCGAAAAGCCCTCCAAGTAAATCATCAAATAATGTTTTTACAATTTCTTTGATTTTTTCTTTTTGAATAGTTTTAAATTCTTCTTCGTTCATCAATCCGATTTTGACCGCTTCGTCAATCTCCTGTTTTGCAGATTCCTCTGTTTCTTTGCCGTCTTCCATAATGGATTCTTTGATTCCACGAACGATAACAGCTAAGTCAGCTATTAATTCTGCTTTACTGCCTTTAAGTGTGATTTCTCCCATTTTTGTCTCAATCATCTTTTTTTTCCTCCGATTCTTTTAATTTCATCCGGGTAAATAACCACGAATGATAAGATAAACATTGCGATTGCTACTGCAACCGGCTGTGATGCACTGTCAAATCTCCAGAACGGCAGGTACGGTGACATACCGCCGATCAGAGCTGACAGGATTAATGCTTTTACCGTTTTTATGTCCCTCCGATTATGATATTGAGTTTTATTTTGTATCTCCTTATAATGTTCTTACAGGCACCGCCATGCCGAGTAAAATGAAAGGAGATAAAATTTTGCAATTATTACCGCATATTGATGGTTTTCATCAATCCGGTAAAAACATCCCTAAACATTTTTTAAACAAGGCTATCGAAAATATGGATTCCGATAACAACTCCAACGCAAATGCTCACTATGTCAATTACCGAATATCTTTTCTTGAAAAATAATTCATATATGAAGTCTTTAATTTTTGATTGCCTCCATTCTTATGTGGTATACTCTCCTTATGAAAGGAGGTATAGATTAATGATGTATTCTGGATTCTGTACCAAACAGAATAAAAACTATCAGGTTGAATTTACCCAACTATCTGCTTCTTCACTCGAAGATAAAAATTATCAAACCATTAAAGGTAGATTAAGATGCAGATACGCAGGCCTTACAGGATGTTGCAATCGTGCCAGCGATTGTTCAATCCTGAGAAATCTCGACAAGTAACCCGATGGCTCTCTGAAATATGGGAGCCTATTCTTTCTCACAAAATTCAACAGGCATTTCGCTCTCTTTGAATTTAATGCTTTCAATTTCTCCGACACCTGTTTGATTTATCTTTAGTACTCCCAAACCAATTGATAAATCCAAAGCATTTAAGTCTATCGAAAGTGTTGGTATCGAATCTCCGGTCTTCTGTTTTAATTCAAAACTTCTTACTCCATCGAGTTTTCGACCATCCACAAAAATTTCTGTGAAGATTCCTTTTTCGCCGTTTGCTTGACGAATTTCAATTTTGGATGCTGTCACATTCTCACCTCCTACTTAATCTGCTTTAGCAAAGAAAACATCAATCGGGTCTTCGATATGAAATTCATCAATCATTGTCTGAATCTCATTACTGTTGAAAATTCCTTTCTGCATCTTTCCATAAAATGTTTTTGGCGTAATTCCAAGCATTTTGGCAACGTCCGTCTGAGATTTTCTATTCTTCGCAAATATTCCTCGAAGTTCATCAGTTTTTATCATTTTGTCATCTCCTGCTCAATCACCGGAAGAATCCCACTCTCTTTCAGCTTGTCGTAAAGAAATATTCTTCCTTTCTGTGACCACTTAGTATTCATCTTCACATCCGGTCTACCGTCCGATCTCACGATATCAACGGTCTCGGAATGTGTATAGCCCATACAGTGATATTTGCTGTACAGTAACCACTGTCCGCTCTGCTTGTACTGGATTCCGATGTCATGCAGAATATCGTTCATCTTCTTCCCAGACATTCCATAATCCTTAGCAATCTGGGTAATGGTCACAAGTCCCGGATTCTTTAAGATTTCATCATAGTAGTCGGCTTTCGGTTTCAGTTCGCCGATTATCTGGTTTTTGACACTGATTTCCGTTGACAGTAACTTGACCGAATCTTTCAGTTTCGCAATGGTCTGGTCTGCCATCTTCAATGCTCTGGCAAAAATTTGTTCTGGCGTGTTCCATGCTTTTTCGAGGTCTATGAAATACTGTCGGTATTGTCTGCCTTTTTCTGACCGCTGAATCATGCAAATCTGTTTTGCCATGTCTATAGAAACTTGATAATCAGAAATTTCTCTTTCTGCTCCGTTATTTACAAGTGTGGAACTTTTCACGCTTGTAAAATCGCTTCCCTCAGTGAAACCATATGCAGACATTCTTTCAAACCATCTCGAAAATCTGTCTGTAATTTCAAGCCCTGCATACAGCTCTCTGGCTGATACAGTAGGTTGTTCACTACTGTAATTAATAGGTATTAACTGTTCCGTAATATCGTCTCCTCTCTAATTACTATCTCTAATTGTTGCTTCTTCTTTCTGAGTATCACTCTCAACAGTATCAGCAACGCCATTCATGTATCCCAAAATGTAGTGTTGCTTATCTACCGGAAGCTTATTGATTCGTGTTGTTACATCTCTGATAAGCTGTCTCTTTTCTTCTGACATTTGTTCACCTCCATCTCTCTTACGTTATGAACGTATAATATCACATCTGTAACGCATTGTCAACGTGTTTTTAAATATTTTTACGTTGACAACGTATTTTAAAAATGTTATACTGTTACCATAAAATAAAGAAAGGAGGTGAGTAAATGGGCGAACGGTTGAAAGAGCTGCGAAAATACTTAGGACTTTCAAGAGAAGACTTTGCAAAAAAACTTGGTTTAAAAAGCCGTGGTAAAATTGAAAATATAGAACTTGGAAGAACAGTTCCAGATGACGATTTTCTAAAATTGATCTGTACTACTTATAAGGTTTCTTATGACTGGCTTGTGAGCGGCGACGGTAACATGTTTATGGACGACGATGGCGATGCGCAGGCTATCGTAGATTCGGTAATGACCGGGGATAATGAATTTGCAAAAAAAATCCTTGTTAAATTCGCAAAGCTTAGTGAAGAGCATTGGAAACAGCTTGAAGAAATTTTGACCGAATTAGAAAGCAACTAATAAAAAAGGACTGGGGTAAAAATCCCAGTCTTTTTTTGCGTTTTAACTATACTATCAGTCCTTTGTGTATTATAATATATAAAAAATCACCAAGGAGGACTTAAATGAGAAAAAGAAAAACTATCGACAAAATTACCAAAAAAATAAAATGCCCGGCAATCACTTGTCGGAGCGCCAATGTGCAGATAATTAGCAGGGGTTTCTTTTCTACTAAATATCAATGCAAAAAATGCGGGCGCGTTTTTAAGGGATAGTCCAAAAGCCAAATATATATTGGTGGGGCAACATCTTTACGGAGTATAAGAAAACTAAAGTAGAGGATTCGGAATTTGGAGAAGAAATGGGAACTGCCATTGCGGACAAAATCAATGAAATGATAGGATCAAAATATGATAGTTCTAAGTTCGAATATTATTTTTCGGCTTCTCCAGATGATTTAAAAACAGAATAACAAATTTGCCCCTGTAAACGCAGGGGCTTTTACTTTTACTTTTCTTTTAAATACAAATATTCTAACAGTTTATATACCCGTTTTAATGTTTCTTCTGTTTTAACCTTTTCTAATAAAGCCATTATTTTCTCTTTATAATCCATAAATATCCCTCCCTGTCACGACTACCACCTACACCACAGTATATGCCCGGTTTGTGGGAAATATAACCGAACATCAGTTCTTTTTATCATTATACCACCGATATTTCCTCTTGGCAACTGCCAAATATATACATGAACTTTTGCTATTTCGTAAGCAAACTTTGCAGTTCCAAAGAAAATTGTGCTTTCGTAAATATAATATCTGACGCTACAAATTTCCTTGATCTCGCTCAACTCCTGCATCTGGACGGAATAAATTTGTTCCGTAGCTTCCTTTGTGATCTGCGCATCTCTGCGGTGGCGTTCTGCTATATCATGTGATGGTATATGCACCGCACAGAATATTTCGCAAAATATCAGGATGAATACGACTATCCTGTATCTGTTCTTCTCCATTACTACCAACTCTTTTCTAAAAATATATCACGCATTATAGCACGAATTTGTGTAGTTTTTCTAGCAAGTGTAAAATCATGGAGTTTTTCTGCAAAAATAATCTACTTTTTTGATATTTTACTATGCACACTTTGTATGAGGTGGTATAATATTGTAAAATTTTAACAAGGGAGGGGATTGTATGAGCAAAGGTGAAAAAAAGAAAGATTCAACCCTGAGTGTCATCTCCTGTATTCTGGCAGGTGTAGCATTCATTCTTCCGTTGCCAATTATCCTGTCGTTTCCTCTGGCTCTGGCAGGAGCAATTGTAGGATTAGTAGATATTGGCACAAAGAAAGAGGAATATAGGCATATTGGCTCATGGTTCGGAATTATTGTCGGAATCATTGAAGTAGTTTTTATTGCAGTGCAGTATATGAGATTTCTTTAGCAGAAAAGAGGATTTTATGAAAAAGAGAGTTTGTGGAATTATGACGATGTGTGCTTTTTTATGCATTTCTCCTGTCAATGCCAGTGCTACTTCCTTTGACAACATTAATGAAATGCTTAATAAGATCAATGGTGAAGATGGGTTTGTCGAAGCATCTGAATGTGTGATTGACAAAAACACTAAATCCTTGCATCTAAGCGTCGTTATAAATGAGAACGTGCCAGATGATGAGGTTGGCACATTTGCTTCAAAGGTTTCCAGTGTATTGTCGGAAGCATCTCAGCAGGATTGGTATGATTATGATTATGTTACTGATGATTTCTATAAGAGTGGTTATGATGGAGTAGTTCTAACAAACGTTTGGAATTTCAAAAATGATACTCTGGCTTGCTCAATTTGGGATGATTCGCTATCAATCACGCGTCTTTCAGACGGAACTAAATTAAAAGAAGCTGTTTTAAAAGACGTGGAAAGTGAAAATTCTAATTCTCAGGAAAACGATTCTCTTGATGATGTCGGCAGGCTAAATCCAGGTGTTTATATTATTGGCGAAGATATTCCTGCCGGAAAGTACACCTTTTCAATAACCGACGGAGCAGGAATTATCAGCGTATATGACAGCTACGATGATTATAAGAATGATGATTACGAACATTCAGAAGAATACCATGTCGCTTCAAAAAAATATAAAGAAAGTCTTGGCTCTGACTTAGAAAGCATTAATTCTTTGTATTCCAGTGAAATTGGGAATCTACCGTTAGAGAATGGAATGTGCGTAAAAATAGATACTGTTTCAGTTTTATATTTAGCGAAATAAACAAGAGGGGCAACCGCCCCTCTTTCTCTTTGCCTGTCGTTCTTACAGGCAGTTTCTTTATCCACACATCCACCCGGACACAGAAACCATATTTTGCGAATTATGTCAAACTTTAATGCTTTACACTAACAATTCCAAGTGCTACACTTTGTTTGTGGGACAATAATACCACAAACAAAAAGAAAAATGTGTGTACTGTCAAAATCATGGCGTATTTTGACAAATTGAGACTACGAAAGGAGGGTGCGCATATGAGAATAGCCATATGTGACGATAATCAACTTGAAGTTGACTTGTTTAAAGAGTGCGTATCGGGATTCTTACGGCGCAAAAGAGATTATCGCTATGAAATCAACGAGTATTCAACAGGTTATCCGCTTGTTGAAGATGTGAAAGAGGGTAAATGGTACGATGTAATTGTACTAGATATGATTCTGGAAAATGAGAACGGTTTGGAGATTGCGAACCGGCTTCGGGATATTGGATATGATGGAAAGATTATCTTCTGGACAGCCGACGATTCTCATTTGCAAGAAGCATTTGACGTCGGTGCTATGCAGTATGCGGTCAAGGGCAAGGAATACGGCAGAATATACCGGGCTATTGACGAGATTTTGTCACAGATGAGGGATGAAACATTGACATTCAAATTCCGCAGGCAGATAAACCGGCTCAAATACGATGAAATTGAGTACGTCGAGAGTCAGGCAAGAGTTTGCCATATTTTCGCTACAAATAACCGATGTTTCGTGACCACTTGCAAGCTGAACGATCTGGAAGAAAAGCTGTCTGATAAGCGATTCTTGCGTTGCCATCAGAGTTATCTGGTGAACATGGATCACATTCAGTCGGCAGGTGACAATTTCATCATGGATTCCGGGGATGTTGTTCGGATAAGACAAAATGGAGCAAAGGAAATCAAAGAAAAATATGAAAATTACATAAGTTGACAGCAAAATGACCGCCAACCCGGGAAGGAGTAATTGACGGTCATTTTCATTTTCAACACTTAATAAATAAAAGGTTTGCAATACGAACTACTATATCGAACACGTTTTATTATAGCATTATAAAAGTCATATTCCAACTGTCATTTAGAAATATCTGTAATTCTGGTGAATGTTCCTTTTGGAATAAATTCAAAAACAAATCCTTCTGTCGGATGCGGGATGCGGATGAAGTACCATTTAAGTCCCGAACTGTCGGTTTCTGTGTACTTCATCACCTCTACAACTGCGCCTTTTTTCAGTTTTGGAAACAGTTTAGATGGGCTGTTTTTGCTTGATTTTGTATAACATTTTGTGTCCTTTTTTATCTGTGCAATGTAGGCTCTGGTATTCTGCTTTTTGACTACATCCGAGTCTGAATCTGACGTTGTATTTTTAACTAAACTGTAATTTGGGGTGCAGAATTTTGTTCCCGGAAGGTTACTGTTGTAGTAACTTTTCTGACATACACCACCGCCATTTGCGATAATTGTAGAGCCACCAGAAGTGTTTCCTTCGACTGTCCAGAACCGATCTCCTGACACTTTTATTACGATTCCAGTGTGTGTAAATGTGCCATTTCGATAAAAAATAACAATATCTCCAACTTTTGGATTGCTGTTCAGAGTAAACAAATCTGCCATTGTCGGGCAGTAAACGTATGGCCAGTGTTTCAAAAGTTTCTTTGCTGTGTCTAATCCAAATGTTTTCATCATGCACCATGAAACGAATGCAGCGCACCATGGCTGTCCCTGATAATCCGGCTTAATATCTCGCCAGTATTTTGTGTAATTATTTTCTCCGGCATTTGCTGTCTTGCTGTCAAGCTGGCTATTGCTTGCTTTTTCAAGATATCCAACTTCATTCTTTGCGATCTGGATTAATTTGTCAATTGCGTTCATGCTCTTATCCTCACTTTCTGGAAAATATGTCTTTAATGCGTTATAAACAAATCTCTGTCTGTCCTTATATGCTCCTACCTGATTCCCTGTGTCCGTCTGGCAGGCTGCATAGAGATTGTCGAGTGTATATGGTTTCTGAGTCTTTGCCAGAATCCTCGTTACTGCCCCTAGTCCGCCTTGGTGTCTAAAGTTCACGCACATAGCTTGCCCTCTAGCGTCCGTAACGCCCATTTTAAGGGCTTCGTCTGCATAGGCGGCTAATTGTTCATCCATAAGGCTATCTTGGCATTTAACGCCCAAATCGGACGAAATAAGGGCAACTATGGTATCGGCAAGCTGCGATACTTTGGAAATATTGAAACATTCCCAGTTTGCGGTCTGAACTTGTTCCAGAAGTCTGACCTTGTCTATCTTCTCCCACTGTTTCGGGTCGGCATCGTAAATTCGTTCCAGAAGCGTTTTAGCTTCGGTTCCGTACCACGCTCCTGCCCCAATCGTAATTGCGTGTTCATCTGAATTATTCTCATAGGCTTCCGTGAAGTCGGAATAATCCTGTTTCCCATAGACCTGTTCACCAGTTTCGACTGCATAAATAATCTTCCTGAGAACCGCTTTCTGTTCGTTTGTCATATCGTGTTGCTCCTTTCTGCTAAATATGCCTTGTAAGCTCCGTATCTGCCCCTAAAATCAATTTTTATATGTCATTTGAGGATTTTATCGAATCACACGTAAAATCGTTATATAAGTCAAATACAAGGTAGCTAATAAAAATGGTTCGATTCGGGTTGAAATGAATTAAGAATGTCAGGGTCAAATAAGGCTTATTTGACGATTAATATATATCTCATATATATTAATTATATTCTTATTCTATTTCTTATTCTTATTCTATTGCGTTACATTGCGTTACTGGTAACGTTATTGTAACGTTACATTGAGATATTATGTAAACGAAAATTGCTTGTTGACAGAAAACTTTCATCTGATTTTTTTATAATTTCTAAGATGATTGATTTATTCTGAAAACAAGCAAAATTTACGTTTACAAATTATTCATTCTTTATTTTTAATGTATTCACATTTTAGTACGGTCAGGACTGAGATTTTGAGGTTATTTGGGCAAATAAGGGCTTATTTGGATTTTTCTGGAAAAGGCGCTCTTATTTGCAAAATTAACATTAAAATAAGCAAAAAAGCCGAGGAATTGAGTTCAATTTCGGTTTAACTCGTTCCGTTCGGCTTTAATTTTAGATGCAAATTTTTATGGTTTTATTATATCACTATTTTGGGTAAAAAATCAATGATCGCTGTTTTTATCCATCTTCTAAACTTTGAATATATCGCAATAGGTTTCAAAAGCAGAAGGCTGTGAATAGGCATATACTATTCCGTTTTCTATAATGATTCCGTCAGCTCCAATAACCCTTTGACTTGATGCATATATAATATTATCTTTACCGACTGCTCCGTTTTTACTACTTCTTACTGCCGGATAAATATAATTATCTGAGAATCCCAAGCATAGATATTCATTTTCGTAAGGCACGAATCCGCGCCTTGCAGAAAAATCAGAATCTCGGCATTTTACTGTATAATTAGTATCTATAAGTTCACAAATACTTTCATTGCGCCTCCATAAAGATTTTCCATTGTGGCATCCTGCATAGTAACTGCGGTAATCGCCTTGCGTTCCAGATAAGACTTTAAGCGATGGTTCTTTCGTACTCACTTCTGTCAAACGTGAATCCGAATTATATCCCACTCCCTCAGTTGCAATATAATAATAATTTCCGTTGTGAGGCTCTGAAGATATAGTTGTAGTATAGATGCACCAATCGTCATGTGAGTCGTATTTATAGTTGCAATTTAATGTCGGGCTTTGTTGCCGCTCAATTAATTCCCCCTCTTCAAAAACAAGTGTTTCCAGCAAAAGCGGTGTATATTTTCCACTGACCCAACTCGCTGATGTACAATATGAACACATAAGATGAAAACGATTATTTTCAACCCACATTTTGTACGGAGTCACAGCACTGCATTGAGAAACTTTGCTCTTGTCAAATTCAAGGAGATAATCTTCTTCAAAATGGCTTTTAAGCTTCATATCGCTTGAATAAATATAAAAATCTAAAATTCTAATATATGAAATGCTACCTGTAGGATCCGGAACTACGTCTTGAGCGTTAGACCATTCCATAACATATAGTTCTTCATTGAAAATACCCACAGATACGTTGCATGTTATGTCGTTGTAGGTTCTGCATTCATAAACTTTTTCATAGTATGGGCTGGATGATTTTGGTGTAGCAATCATATAAAAGGGGGCTCTACTTGTATTGCTTAACGACAAAAGTGAACGCTGGCCACAATGAATTACATTTTTAACTCTCCATTCTGAAAACATACCTCCATTCTCTTTTTTCCATAACAGTGTGTCACCTCCGTATATGGCGTTGGTATTTACACCCAAAATAGGGAAATCTGTAATTTCTTTGCCATTTGCAAAAGCCCTGTAAATCATCTGTTACCCTCCTATTCGTAAGTAAAATACAACGTATCTTTTCGGTCTGTTCCTGCGGCTACAAGAGTGTCATAATCAGCTTTTTTTATTCGCTTTATGCACCTTAATTGTGCCTTTTTCAATTGTTCAGAAGTGCTACCAGAACCACCGGAACTGTCCGTAAAATCATTAATCGTTGCCGGCGAAAATTCAGAATCCGAACCGTCCGTAAACTCTGCATAGCTGATTGTCGGCATTTCTGATCGGGTGCGGTTGACGGTTCCAGATATTTCGGGAGTATATTTTCCTAACTGTTGGCTGTTGCTGTTAAACGGTGCATTGTTAGCAGAATAGGTGTCAATCATGTCTGTAGCGCCGATTTTGAGCGTCCTGCTCATGATGTATGAATGGACGTACCATTGCAGTTCTGTAGGCTCCTGATCGTCGTGCTGAATCTGCTTCTTATAGTAGAGTTCGACTGCCTGTCCGACCATATTCAGTGGATTTCCCTGAACCTCGGCAGTATATCCCTGCGCACGATAATATTTCCGCAAATCTTGATTTACGAATACGCCATAGCAAATTTTCATAATCGGTTCAGCCCTTGAAATACCGCCGTATTCATCAGCATCCCAAACGTAATTCAGCCAATCTTCATTCCCGACAAAGAAACTATTTCTGTTGTAATAAACATTGTTATTGTATGCTTCCTGCGCTGTGTAGTCACCTTGCGTAAAACCAAAGGCTCTATTCGGGTCAGGGTCACAAAATATAACATTTGGGAACCAAATTCTACCCTCTTTTGCGGTAAAACTTTTGAATGTATCGAGATGTACTTCTTCGTTGTTGTAGTATTTATAAATGTTCTGATTACCGGTGGTCTGCCCGTACCTATAACTGTTCTGGCGAAGCTTCAAATACTCAAATTTTCCATCCCTATTCATCCATCCAAAGCGGTCGTTTTGCAAGCATAAATCTTTCAAAATATTGACTACATTCATCTCGTTTGAGTTATTCGTATCAGGGACATAGGCATCGTCCCAATGCAGTTTTGTACTAACTTGCTCAAGTCCCAAAAACTCAAATAATTTATCCCTAAATTGCTTTTGAGTCAGCTTTTTCTTTTTATCAGTCGTTTGGTTTTTGTACCATCTAGCAATGTCAGTATTTCGCAATTTATACAAATAATCATATGCAATAAAATTACGTGTTAATGAGTTTGCTTTTCGCTCTGCACTGTCGATTTCACCTGTAAAAATTTTAATTCTTGTTCCTTTTCTCTCGATGTAAACTTCAATTTTCCCATGCGGATAAAACTCTTCCGAGGTACCGTTAAACTGGTCGTGGTGAGCCTGAAACGTTATCTGATTGCAGACACAACCGCCGAAGATAAAATACTGTTCAGAGCAAATTGACTCCTGTAAAGTAATCGTATTCTGGTCGATATTTTCATTTGTAAGGTCGGCAAATTCTCCGTTAATCCAGTGTACTGTTATTTCTATTGGTTCGGTTTTCTCTTCTTCAACATCACCGGAACCGCCACCAGAGCCGCCACTTGAACTATCATCAAATGGGTTTTTCCCGTCGTTCGTGACTTTAATTTGAAAACTGTCGGAACCAACAAATTTAGAAGCTCCATTGGCTGTGACATTATAAGAAACTGTGATAGTCTTAGAACCTGCGGTAGAACTATCGAAGCCAGAAATATCATAATCTGTAATTTCTTTCTCGGTTCCATCCTGTCTTACTTCTGCTACAGTAAGACCCGATGGGTCGAATGTTTCTCCGATTTTATAGTAAACCTTGGATGGAAAGCTTGTGATTCTTATTCCCGAAAGGTCGTATACAGTCACTTTAAAAGTGGCGGTATGGGTTTTATAGGTTACTGTGATTGTCTTTTCGCCGACAGAACTGCTATCAAATCCAGATACTTCAAATCCGGTTGTTATTGCTTCTGATGTCCCGTCAGTGTATTTAACAAGGATTGACAGTCCGGTTGTGTCGAATACGTCTCCTTTCGGGTATTCGACTTTTGCAGGCATGGTTTTTACTTCAATTCCAGAAATGTCTACCACAAGAATACTGAAATCTACGGTCTTTTCATCGAATGTAACCGTTACAGTTTTGTTTCCATATGCGGACATATCCGGGCTTGATAAGGTATATCCTGTTACTTGTTCGGACGTGTTGTCATTATAGTATGCAGTAATTAGAAGTCCTGTGCTGTCAAAAGTTTCACCTACGAAATATCTGGCTTTGGTTGGCATATGAGTAACTTCAAGTCTAGTCACCCGGATTAGCCATGTGATTGTGCCAGATGCTCCCCACGGGGAACCTGAGATTTCGTTGGTTTTCTTATTCAGAGCGACGTTTGTTGTGGCGGACGTATTAAAAGCATTTTCACCAATGGACATAACGCTTGCAGGAATAGACACGTTCGTAAGTTGTGTTCCGTAAAACGCCTGAACGCCAATAGTCGTGATTGTGTTTCCTAGTTCAATATGTGTTAAACTTTCAAATCGAGTTCCGAATCCGCCCGGGATTTCAGTGATTCCGTCACTAAAAGTAATCTTTACGCATCTTTTGAACAAACTGTCAGGAACGGCAGAATGCTCAGAACTGTCAGATAAGTTCCCTGTAATTTTCCCAGTTCCAGAAATGGAAAGCGTATTTGTATCAAGATTAAATTCGGCTGTTACATCTTCATAATTTGGTGAACCGATATGAAGCAAAAGTGAACTGTACACAGAAACATTCACTACGCCTATTACATTAAAATATTTGACGCTAATAGGAATTGTTCCGGATTCTGAAAGAACTTTATTTTCAACGACATAACCACTTTCTATTCTTTCTGAACCGTCCGAGTATTCAACAGTTATACCTGTAACTTTTACCTCTGTAGTATCACCTACGAAATAAATTCCAGAAGTACTCTCTATGTTTGAGATTCTTTCTGGTTGCATAATAGTAACTTCAAATGTACAAGTGAAACTGCCATAATGAACTGTAATTTCACATTGTTTTGGAGAACTGCTATCAAATCCAGAATATGTGCAATCTTTTGTGACATCTATAGTGTTTCCGTCACTTGCCGTTGCAGTAACAACAATGCCCGTAGAATCAAATTCTTTTCCAATGTGGTAATTTACCTTGGTTGGCATAGTAGTAACGGATACGGCGGTAATAGAGGCTTCTGAGACGGTAATCTCAAATGTTGTGGTCTTGCCAGATGCAGTAACAGTTATGGTCTTTGTACCTGCGGAACTACTGTCAAATCCTGATAATTCATAATCGGTGATAGTTTCCAAGGCTCCATCACTGTACGTCTTTGATACTTCAAGACCCGTACTGTCAAATAATTCTCCTTGATAAAATGTCGTCTTGTTAGGTATTTTTGTTACAGTAATTCCGGTAAGAACTTTGTCAACAAACTTCTCGTAGCTAACTATCTGAGCTACACCTGCATTCTTTACCAGAATTGAAATTGGTATTTTGGAAGATACAGAAATATTCAGATTTATTGTGGTTTTACCGTCAGTGATTGATGATGTACCAGTATATGAATTATCTTTCGGAATTTGAATAACATTGACGAATAATGTCTGCCCCTCTATCAAGAATACTTCGTATTTCAGCGCATATGTCGAGGATGCGTCTGAATAAATCACAGTTCCTTCAACTCTGATTTTGAGGAATCTTTTTCCCGACGTAAGCGTTCCTTGCTGTCGATAAATATAATAAACCGCGCCATCCCTGCGCCAGATTTTGAGTTGTTCGGCGTTTTGGCCGAATCCGATAAAATTGTTACCAGAAACATATATAGTACTGGCAGTCTTTCCTGCATAGGTAAACCAGTCAACGCCCGTGACACTAACTACATCATCGTCGTGCTTCTTGTTGTTAACAATAACAGTCATCCCGGTTGTCGTATTCAGTAAACTGTCAAAAGACACTGTATCTGCCATAATCATCCTCCCGTCTATAATATAAAAGAGCACATGAGCTGTGACACCCATGCACTCTGGTTGTTAGTATTCGATCAGTGCGAACCGCATCTTGTTGTAAAGAATGTTCTTTGTTTCTTCGTCCACATTGATAATTTTGTAATCCACATCGGGCATATAAAAAACACCTGTTTTGTAGGTGTTCTGTTCGTCATCCCAATACGTAACCTTGTACTTTCTTTGTGCTCTATTTACCAGTCCAGAAGCAAATACGGACTGCAACTCCATTTTCTCTGCCAGATAAAGAGGCCTGGTATTGAAATCAATCTTTGTCTTAAAATTCGGGCTTGTATCCCTGTGCAAGAAATTATTCAAGTCCCTGTATGCTTCTACTTCTGTTCTCTGGTTTGGAGTTGCAGTGTAATCATCGTAGGCGAGGTATTTGTTTGGAACAATTTTGCTTCCATACTTCAAGAGCCATCCCTCAAAACTGCTACCTGCAATAAAATCACTCATTTACCTCACCTACCTTTCAAATAATCCGAATCCATTGCGGTTTCTGAACTGTTCGTTTTCCTCTTGCAAATATCCGACTAAGTGACCATCTGCATAAATTGCCATGCCTTTGACAGCTTCCCGGATAACCTGTGCGATATTCTGATTGTTGTCGAATGTGTTGTTACTGATTGCAATTACTTCACGGCGAATATCGTCACCAAAAGTACCATTCGCAGATACTGGCTTCTGATACATTTTGGCAGTCGGAACAGCCTTTATATTTGCTTCCATTTGCGGAAGCTGAATACCCTGTATAGATGTGCTTATATCCCCGATTGTAGACTGCAATGCCGGAATCATGTTCTGCATACCTATCTGAAAGCCCTGCATGGTGTAGCTACCAAGTTCTTCAAATACCTGAGATGGGCTGTGAATTTTGAGAACTTTGCGGAACGTATTTGATATATTTTGCGCGATTTTTTGCACATTTGCATAAAGCTGTTGTGCCGCGCCTACGATTCCATTGTTTAAGCCAATAATAGAGTTCCAGCCGACATTATACAGGTTTCCAATGGAATTGCTGATTCTGCTTCGGATTCTTCCAAACCATGTGAACGACGCAGAAAAGCCCGGCTCTAATCCGTTTCGGAATCCTTGACCGCAGTATTCTGCAAGCTGCTTGAACCATCTGGACGGAGAATGGGAGTCTACTGCTTCCTGCGCAGGGGCTTTTACACTGTTATTCATTAGGTCAAGAATCGAAGTCTTTGTGGATTCTTTCTTTCCGTCAATCCCAGACTGCAATCCCTCTGCAATGTTGCTTCCAAGGGTTTTACCGCTTGATTTTGCAGTTTCTTCTGCATCTTTTGCAGATGATTGAATTGTTGAGTTAAGCTTTTCAGTGACTTTGCTGCCGTTCTGCTCAATCCCACTACCTACGGCAAGAATCTGATTCTTTCCGAGTTCCGTAACTAATTCAAAACCAGAATTGTTATCCAGAACGCCGTTGATTGCCCCCTGCAGAGTTGAATCCATTGTACTTTGTAGAGTACTTTCATAGTCAGAAATACCTTTTCCAAACTGTACCATCTGTCCGTTTGCTAAAGTATAGTAACCGTTATCGTCCGGCTCTAATCCCTTTGCAATTTCTTGATAAACCTGTAATGCTTTTTCACCGAGAATCTGCTTTCCGTTTTCCCAGATACCGCCCATTTCATCAATTGCATTTGCTGTGTCCGTTACCAGAGTTGCAAAGTCAACGGTCTGGATAAGCGTCTGGAATCCTGTAAGCTGTTCTGAGATATCCTCAAACGACACATTGTTAATCCGATCAGCCATATTTGAAAACTGATTAGAGGATGTTTCCGCTGTATCTCCAAGGTCTTTGACTGGTTTGTTTACTCCTGCTATTGCATTCTCGAAGTCCTCTGATGAAACCCCAAGATTATTAAGTTTAAGTTCGAGTTCAAATAACGCCTGTTCTGTGCTATATCCGTTATCTTTCAATTCAGAAAGGAATGTTAATAAAGGATATGCTTGTTCGCCTGAAATCTGGCTTGCACGAACCAGACTAAGAATGGCATCTTCATATTCCTGAAATACCTTTAAGTCGTCCTCTGTAAGCTTATTTCCAACTCCGAATATATCTTTCATCCATTCGTTGATAGCTCCGGTAAAATCCCCTTTTTGATAGCCGAACACATTATCTTCCAAAAAATCCCCAAAGGTTTTATCTTCGCCGCCAAACAGATTGACACTTATCCATTTGCCGAGATTGAATCCTGCCATTGCGGTTCCTAAGACAACCATACTGTCTGCGAATCCTGCCGCAAGTGTAGAACCTAGTCCAGAGCCAAAGAATGTCTGCAATGCACCACTGGCTGTGGAAAGAACCGTTCCTAGCCCACTAAGTATTGTTCTGAGTGTCCTTATAGAACTAACTACACCGATTATTTTTTGAGAAAATTTGAGTGTACCTTTTATCGCAAGAAAAGTTCCAAGTGCATATCCCAACGCTTCTATATGTTTATCGTCAAGCAGACTCAAAGCTTTTGCAAACGCTTCAAGAGCAACTGCTAAGCCATTAATCAATGGCGCACCAATAACGTTTACTATTACATCAAAAAAATCAACAAAGGCGTCTCCGAAGCCCTGTGCAAATGGCTGAAAAACGTCCCATACATCACCGATTGTTTTTATCAAAAAACTCCAATCGACATTGCTAATAAAGTTTGAAATTGTATCTTTTAGCTGACTTATTTTGTCCCATAGCCATTCCCAATCAACATCAATCACTCCAAACTTATCAAGCGCAGCGACGGTAAGCCCCAGTCCGGCCGCTATCGAAGCATATGGATGCGCCGCTAACATGGTGATTCCTTTGCCTATCACTCCTTCTTTACCGAAAATGCCACCGAACCATGTAAGTCCTTTAAATGCTGCAAAAGCTGTAAGGAGTTGTCCGAGGAAATAGCCAATAGACTGTGCCTGTTCTGGCGAAAATGTTGCGATAAACTCTTTGAACCTGTCAATCAGATCAGGAAGTTTATTAACTCCATCTGCCGCCTTATCAAAGAAATCGTCAAAAAAATCAAGTAATCCTGTTCCGACATTCTCAGCAAATGGCTCTAACACATCCCATAACTGCACAAGGGAAACGTTGATTTTATCCCAGTTAATTTTCACGAGAAAATCATTAAAAGCATTGATTAATCGTGGTAATCCTTTTTCTCCAAGTGTCCACTTGCCAAGCGGAACTAAAAAATGATTCCAGAAGTCTTTTAATGCTGTCCATGTGAAATCTCTGAGTTGTTTCAATCCATTGTTCCAAAGATTTTTCAGCGCTTTTGTGGTAGGTTCTGCGACTTTTGCAAGTTTCTTAAATGTGTCTGTAACTTTATTTGCGAATGCCATGGCCTTATTTTCCATGGAATTGTAGGCGGCATCCCATTTCTTCTGGTATTCGTTCAAAAGTTTATCCAGTGCATCATTGAGGATTCCTGCGTCAATCGCAGATGTGTCAATTTTTGGCGTTTTAATTTTAGAATTTGCAAGGTCAGACAGAGAACTATCGTCTTTGCTCATAATTTCAAGTTCATCATAAGATGCGAGGAACTGTTTTAATTTTTTTGCGCTCTTGGTTGCATTTTTCAGATTATTGTCTGTATCTTTTGTAGCATCATCTACATCTGAAATTCCAGAATCATCTATGGAATCAAGCGCATTCGAGAGATTTTCGCTTCCACCGCCGATAGAACCGAACATTTTTCCGATTTTGGTATCAACTCCAAGAAGTGAACCAATGTATGTCAAAAGTCTTTGAAATGCGATTACGAGACCATTGATGTATGGAAGCACTGCCGCAACTACAGGCATAAAGATGTTCCCTAATGCTCTGGCACAAGATACTAAGTTTGCACGAAGTATACGCAACTGGTTGGCTGGCATATTGATTGTATTTGCCATATCCGCCCATGCGTACCGGGTGGAATCCAGTATCACTATTGTTCTCAGCATTGCCTTGCTTGCTTGGTCCATATTAGAAACAGACGTTTGTATGCCAAGATTTGCCGCATATTGCTGTAAGTTTGCCACACGAATGTTTGCACCATATTTGTCTACAGCACGGCTCATACCTACTAATCCAGAGGACAAGTTCTCATAAACTGTGCTAAAATCAAGATTCTTAACAGATGCAAGGTCGGCGCCGATCATGGTTAATGCATTCGACAGTTTTAATGCCTGTTCAGAAGTTGTTCCCATAGAGGACGACAATTGTGCAAACTGGCCTTGATAATTCAAGAGCATGGACGGGTCCATACCGAGTGATTTACCTGATTTATTTGCGGTCAGAATCGCGTTGTCGGAAACATCAAATCCGGACATTTTAGATGTAAGTTCTCTGGCTCTCTGACTGAATGAATCCGCGTATGCTTCTGCGGAGTCATACCCTGCTTCCGACCAAGTTTTTCCTGCTTTATCTGCTACCTGACGGAACGCCGCTTGAAAGTAGTTATAATCTTCGAGGAAGTTCATGGAACTTTCAATTGCGCTACCGAATTTTCCAACAACAAATTTCAACGTCCAGAACTTCGCAACCAAGGACATAATGCTAGGTAAGCTTTTTTTAGCTTTACTTCCTACATTTCCAACGGCATTACCGAGTCTTCTAACTTTTCCCGTCGAAGCAGCCGCACCCTGTCCCAGTCTGGAAAAAGCACTCGCAGTAGACCTTGCCGTCCTACCAGCATTTGCCCCAGAGTTTGCCAATTGAGCAATAGCCTGTGTCATTTGAATTGTGCTGCTACTAATTCTTGGAGCAGTACTCATTGCCTGAAAGAATAATTTTAAGCTATTAGCCAAATTATTAAGCTGAGTTGCAGTCTTTCCGGTTTTATCTCCTGCATTTGCCAACTGTGAAATTGACTGAACAAATGTATTAATTGGTTGAGAGATATTACCTATTCCAGAGAACGAAACTATGATTTTTCTAAGCTCTTCGCCAAGGTTCGGAAGTTTAGATGTAACTGCATCAATAGAGCTGCCGGCATTCGCCAATCTTGCCAATGAAGAAACAAACCGGTTTACATTGTTTGATACGTCTGGAATACTGCTAAGACCAGATAATTCGGAAATCATGTTCTGAATCTTTCCAGACACATCACCTGTGGAGTTTAATGTTTCGTTCAATCTACGTATAGAATTTACAAACGAATTTAATCCACTGTCTTTCAAATTAAGGCTGCCAAGCGTGCTCATGGACTGAGTGAACTGCTGTAACTGGCTGTTTACTGTCGATAAATCCAGACCGTTCAATTTTGCTTCTATATTGTTCTTGAGCTCATCTGTATTAATTGAAAGATTTACTTTTACCGGGTCATAGGTAAGCGTGGATGCCTTGTTGATGGCATTTCTAATATCTATGGCAATCTTTTCTTCATTAATCTTTATGTCAATTGGAATCTGACCGTTTGCAGACTCCATGGCAGACGCAATGTTTCTCTGGATTGACGCACCGAGTTGCGTGCCTAACTCATTTACCGAGCTGTACACCCTGTCCGATGCCATTGCTGCATCTGAACCGGACAAAGTCTGAATTGATATTGGCTTGATGGAATCCCTTACTTTTTTGAGGTTTTCAAGGACAGTTATCAACTGATCTGCGTCGTTGACGGTATCCTTTGGAATCAATGTAGGGAACTTTTCTGATAATTCTCCCCATGCCGAGTTAAGGTTAATTCCTTTTGTCGCATCAATTGTGATATTTCCAAGGTATTGCTGAAATAATTCCCTGAACTCGCCTTTTCCGATGTCTGCTTTGAGCATATCGGAAACGTAGATTTTTTTGCCCTTAAAATAATTGTAGAAGTCTTGCCATTCCTGTTCTGCACCATCCAGATAACTTCCGAGATTGGATTTTACGACTTTCCCGCTCTGCTCAATGCTTTTTGCGATATCATCCAGAGTCTTTCCCCAGTCACCGGCTGTGAAGTTTTGTCCGTCAAATGAATTTGTAAGCTGCTGTGCCAACAAATCTATCTGCCTTTGAAGTTTGGAAGCGGCACCGCCTTTTAATTCAAATGCGCTTGCGAGCTGTTTGGACAATGCAGATGCATCTATTCTGGTAGTCTCTAAAGATTTCTCAACAGAATATTTCAATTTTTCGGACATATCCGCTGAATTAATCTCTACATTTACTTTGAGATTCTTGTTTTCAAGATTGCTCAAATTCACTTTACTGAGACGTTCGAGCTGTGCGGCCATGCTATTCAACTTACTTGTATCAATACTTTTGATAGATTGCACGGCATAACTGAGAGTACCGATAGATTTAGAAAAATTTCTCATCAAGCCTACGCTTTTGGACATCAAGCTGTCTAATCGGTCGAATTTATTGCACAAATCATTGATTGATCTTGACGCACTGGAAACGTCACTGCTGACTTGTATCGCCAGGGTATCAATCGTATTGTCAGCCATATTCTCACTCCCTTCTCAAAAAATATTTATAGTAAAAAAGAGGGGACAAAAATGTCCCCTCCATCTGGTTTTCTACAGTTTGAGTTTCCCGATTTTAAATCGGAAAACATAATTGTCCCGTTTTTTATTTTTTCTTATATTTCTTAGAATCCGCAGCAAGCGCATCAAAATAATTAATTGCTTTTTGCAATTCCTTTTCTTTTTTCTCTTCTTCTTCCTCTGCGGTAAGCGGAAAGATTCTGAATGGCTCTGATGGATACTCATATGGCGCTTGACCGTTTTTTCTGAACATATTGCATACGGTAGCTTTGAGAGCTTCTACTGTGTACACGCCCTGCATATGTTCGTGGAAATTCTTTCTGTCCTCAGAAAACTTATATGCTAAATCGTAGCATTCCAGCTCTCTTGGCTCAGAGTCCATAAACTCTGCTTTTGAAACTCCGTTATAAATATAGAACGGGAGTAAATCTTCCATAACATATCGGCTAAATGGTTTCTGAATTTTTTTTACTTTTTGGCTGGCTTCTTGTGATCCTGTGGTGCTTTCACTCCATTCTCCATCTCCGGATTCGGATTCTGAAGAATATCGTTTAAAAAACCCGCGTTCATAAGCTCATCGGAAAGAATGCCGAACAACTGTAAGAGTCCTCTTGGTTCATCGGTTTCTTCATCTTTGTAATCATCCAGTAAATTTCCAATTTCCTGCAATGATTCTGCCGGATTGTATTTTTTAAATCCAACAAAAAGAAGCTCCCTGATTACGCAGAATAAGTCTTTAGTTCTTCCAATTCCGGAAACGTCTCCATCTGTTTCGATTTCTGCTGATTTAAAAAGCTTTGCCAAGTCCTGAACTCTTTCCATAAGATCTGTATCGCAGAACGCATTGTAACCAAATTTGATAATATAATCAGTTCCATTAATTGTTAATTTTGTCATATCATATATCCTCCCAAATTAAAATAGAAATTCCCGCCATAGATTTGACTCAATGGCGGGATGCTTATCAGCCCCCGAGTGGAGATGGAAAATCTTCATCAGACGGCTCAATTTTTTCTTCAATCTTGATTTCATCTGAAATTGTTACGTTTGCAGTAACTTCCCATGCTGCATTTACTTCGGCAGATGGAACGCCAAGTCTTGAAGGTACAATCGGAATAAACCAAGCCTTTGTAAGGTCTGGATGATAAATTTCCAGCCAAGGTCTTTTGCCTTCTGCTTTGTTCTTGTCCCATGTATTACAGATGTTATCCCAAGTGTCAATAAAGACCTGAGACATACCAAATGTAAATCCCATGGCTCCTGATAAATCAAGAAGTCCCGGAACAGATGTTTTGTATTTTGTCGCGTTCAGAGATGTAGTGTCGATAGTGTCAGGTTCCGGGTTCATATCCGGAATGGATTTTGGTTTCTGCAAATTGTAGTATTTGTCTGTCGGGCGTGTACCCGCTATAGTTTCAAATGCAATCGCAACCTTCATACCGATAGTACTAAGGTCAATCGCTGGTTTTGCTGCCATATTCGGCTCCTTTCTGCTTTTTCAGCTATAAAATCACATTAAAAAAGAGCCTTGTCGGCTCTGACACGTAACCCTGTGCCCGGGAGATAAAAGGATCACCGTCCTTTCTATTCATCTGTGCCTGTTTTCAGTTCTGGAAGCCCTGCTACAGATGTAAGCAAGGATAAAACGCCGGAAAGAACGGACGCGGATACGACCATCTTCCAGTCAACGCTTCCAAGGACTGTCGCGGTTCCGATTGTTGCAACTGCCGTCTGAGCAACTGTCTTAACAGCTCTGATTCCCGCAGCTTTCAGCCATTGTAATTTATCTTTACTCATAGGACACTCTCCTTTCTTTTTGGTATAAAAAATAGAAGCTGTTACGCTTCCAATAATTGCCCGGTGTAAATTCTGCTGTACCGGCTTATGATTCGCTTAAAACTCTTTTCAGAGTTCGCAACTTCTTCTGGCCCGTATGTCCGGCGAAATCCCATTGAAATCATAGCCTGATGGCTCTTGCTGTCGATTTCATATGCAGTCGATAAAGCCTTTGTTCCAGATGCGTAACTTTCCACTTGAAACGAAAGAATTGTTGCACATTCGTGACCTTCAAGACTTGTCGACTGCGTGGGATTCCCCATCATGAACAATCTGGCGTATTTTGTTTTGCCAGATGCTATTGTCTGGCTTTTCTCCATGGAAAAATTGCCTTTGCCGACTGCTGGTTGAATATCTTTACTCCACCTAGAAAATACTTCTGATACTGGGTTATTGATCGTGTCTGGCATAGAATCACCTCGTTATAAGAAAAAGCACCCACCGCTCAGGTAGATGCTTTTATATGTTATAGTATATCAAAGACAGAGGTATTATTCAGTATTATCAGGTATTAACTTTCATGATGCAAACACTTCTTTTGCAATTTTCCTAATACTCTGCATGATTTCTACGCTTGCCTTATATACTGGCATGGTGGCTTCGGTACCATAAGAGCGTACCCATTCGCCAGAATCGGCATAATAAACCCAAGAATCATTCTTTCCATTCCCTTGCCCGTATGAACCGATTGTATATCCAAATTCTTGCCCTTTGGGATGCGGGCTGGTTCCTGCAGGAGTGTTGTACGAAATACCCGCCCCGAACTCAATGAACAAGAGGTCAGAGCCTTCGCATACAAGCGTTGCTTGAGAATAACCACCAAAGTTATTGATTCTGATATAGGTGTTGTGGTTTTTGTCAGAATCGCCTTGTGCCAATGCTATGTTTTCATCTATGACCGGGATTCCAAGTTCTGCCAGCCTGCGAACAAATTCCTCATTCTTACTCACAAGCGACTTCTGATACGCTCTGAGCTGTTTTATTGTGTCTTGTATAGATTTATGCGACAGTTCCATTTTGATAGTCTTATTCGCCATCTGAGCCATCTCCTATATACTTGATGCCATATCGTGCCACATTTCCTTTCTGGGTATCAAGAATCTTTTTTAGGCGATAGTCTGGCGGGACTGTAGGCTCTCCATCTTCGCCTAAGATAAGTTCGCCTGCTTCGGTCAGTTCCGGTTTGCAGTCTATCCAGAATACATCTGCAATCTGTGGTCTAAAGCTACGGTCAAAATTCGTGATGTACCTATCGTAATCAGGGATGTACCCGGCGGATAATTCCTCTGGCGTTCCGGCAGTCGCAGATACGGAGAGGCGATGCAATTCTGGCTTTTGGTACGTTTTGATTGTGTCTATCCCATCAAGGTTTTCAGTTACCCTTGACCAATACACTGTCTGTTTTTGACGTTTCAATCCTCTCATAGCGTTTTCTCCCTTCAAAAAGAGTCTTTTTATTTTAATCTTATATTGCATATTTCATATGAGACACTTTTACATCTTCATCAGATACCTTTGCATAGATCATTGTCGTGTTAATGTTGACATGTCCAAGAATCTTTTGTACCTCAGTAATCGGCGTACCTCTCTGAAGCATAAGAGTCGCAAGAGTATGCCTAAATAGATGCGGTGTCAGAGGCCTGTCCAGTTCTGCCCGCTCACCGATTATTCGTACAATTCTTTCAATTGCTTCTTTTTTTAATACGTTGTGGGGTTTTCTTTCACTTACAAAAAGATATTCCGATTCATCATCTCTAATTGCGAAGTATTGTTTTAAAAGTAATTTACAACTGTTTCTTAGTTAATTACATAAACTCCGATTCATCCATATCCTTCACTTTTTCTTCATACTCATTGATAAGTCTACGCCATTCTTCTCTCTGTACTCTAACAGACTCGTATTCTTCATCACTCATTGCACCATCAGCATGTTTTAATGCCTTGTAATCAGTGTCAGCAAGTAAACTTTTTAGAGCTACTATTTCGGCTTTATAATTCATAGATTTAATCTCCTTTCACTACGCAATTCGGAAGCAGACGGACAGCCCCACCCAGGTGGAGGAGGCACTGCCGTTGTTGGCATTACCGTTGTAGAGGACATAACAGAAGTCGTTGGCGCCGCCAGCGTAAGCAGAGATCAGCCACCAGTGGGAGCGGGCACCCCCATCACCCAGTCCTTTTGCGCGCCTCATATTGCAGTTAAATATTGGATACTGGACAAATCCACCCTTATCCCATGGATTATCAGCCCATACACCATGCCCATACACCTCAATTTCTGACGGGATCCAGAGTTTACCCATATCCTGCCAGTCCCAGGAATTATTATTCGATAACACCCCGGATGCTGAATATCGCTGAGGGAGTAATGCGCGTTTGGTCACAATTACAGATTTTAAGGCTTCTGGAAGTTTCGACCAGATACCGTCTTTTGTATAATCTACCAGTTTTACCGGTGATGTTTTACTTGTACCGCCTGCCACATGACCCTTTAAACTGTTCGCATACAAATACAGGTCTGAAGCCAACCACGGGTATTCGGAACCAGTTCCAGTTACTACAATATTGTTTGTACCTGCTACCGGTGCAGCAGTAAATGTGATTGTATGTGTGTCTGCATCATAGGTGTATGCCGTTGTAGCAGTGCCCCCGATTGTCACGCTTGCGACAGCAGCCATTTCGTTTGTCAGTACAAAAGCTGTTTTCGTGCCGTCACCGGACAGGTTCTCAGTTGGAATAATACCATTGTTGTAATTGACCGGGTTCATTACATGTAGTGTCGGCCACAGGTCTTTACTGATAAAGTCAATATGGTTTGGCACTTCACGGTCACCGTATCTCCTGTAGGTGTTGATACCAGCAACACGTGACTCAATCCATTTGTTATCTGTGGTCTGCCAGCGGATATAATCATTTACATGAATACCCGCAAAGTTCCCTGCCTTGATTCTGGCTTTGATCCACTGCCAGATGTCTGAGTAATTAGCAATTTCATCTTTAAATTTCTCGGCAAGGTTTGTACCTTCATATAATCTGTTGTTCTCTAATAGTGAAATTTCTAAATCTTCCTTTACATTTTCAATTGCGACACCCATTGATGTGAGTTTTTCGCCTACAACTGCTGCATCCGCCGCCTCGCCTGTCTTTGAAAGTGTTTTGTCGAGTGCTACATATGCTTTCCCCGTAGCTGAATCAATAGTAACTTCGAGGGATTCCGTTGTTTTTTCTTTTGCAGTAATTCCGCCTCTCTCCGATTCTGTCGGAGCAGGTGGAATAAAAATATGTACCGTATTATTTTCACGGTCATAAAATCCTTTTGTTTTCTGCGTTTTCATGTGATTCCTCCATATCTGTTATTTATTGTCAACTGTTTATAATGATTAAATGCGTTGTGCCTGCGGTTTTAATAGTTAACTAAAGCCCTCTTTAGTTAATTAGATAACTTGCTAAATACTTTATAAATATTTTTGCCAACTGTTTTTTTCCAAAATCATTCGGATGTACTGTATCTGCGATATATGTTGCTCTATTCCAACAGTTGATACCACATTCTTCGAAAACCGGAACATATTGAATATTAAAAAACTCCGCAACGTCTTTCGTTGCTTTTGCATAATCGTAGCTAGTTAAATTTTTACTATTATAAACAGGGGTATCGAGATTTTTTCCCGCTTCATTACCTCTTCCACCACACAAAGAAGCCACGAATATTAATGCGTTCGGGCATCTATTCTGTATCATCCTTATAGTTGTAGCAAGTCCACCTTTGAATTTTGTAGTATCAAACCCGTCAGAATAAGTTAAATCTCCGATTTCAATACTTTGTCCGCAATCATTAGTTCCACCCATTATTATAACAATATCACTGTCGGAAGAAATCGTATCAATTCTATTTTGTATACAAAAACTATCACCGTTTCCGTTATCAGCAACGGTAGTTCCGCCTATTCCTTTGTTTTCTATGATAAATCCAAAATAGTCTTTTAAATACGATTGCCAACCACCATTTGCAGTTATAGAATCGCCGTAAGTTGTTAATTTTTTGCCGTTAAAAATACTGCCAATTTTATTTGCTGTATCTGCGGTAATACAATGTTCAATGAATATATTATCATTTAAAACATACTGTCCAACTAAATCGAGGATGGTTTTATCTGAGTCTTGATTATCTGCAAAAAGCCATACATTTTTACAAATTCCGTTAATTCCAGTAGTAATGTTAACATCACTGTTCTTTTCACGAAATCTGTTAAACCCTAGTGTCCAATATATTTTGTTTGTTGCAAAATCATTCGTATTTATTCGCCCTAAAACTTTAAACGTTTTTTTAGTATTGTTTTTAAAATTTACATTTTCAAAATGTACTATATTTCCAGTTTCATATTTACCATCAGAATCGAGAACAGGAGCGTAATATATAACACCTCCATCTGGGTTTCTTATTACCAGTCCCTCTGATAAATACATGGAATTAATTTCGAAACCACTTTTGTTTTCAACTTCCAATTCAGCTACAAAAATGTAATCTGTACCAATATTGATGCTGGATATATATGACGCCAAACTATCTTTATATCCTCTAAAATCTAATACACCATCCGATGCTATATTTTTAGTTGAAAATAATTCAGAATCAGTTAATGGGTCAATACTATCTGCATACTGCTTTATATATTCTTCCTTTTTTTCTGTATAAATTTTATATAACCCATTTATTCCATTTTTTTCAAGATAATCACTTAATGTTGCTTTATTTGTAACATTATAAGCATAATAAGTACCACTATATGTTGTATTTTCAACATTCAATCGTAAACTACCATCAACAGGTATTTGTAGTTCACACATATTTTTAGTGTCCATTGGGCTACTAATGCCATTCCATGCATCAACTAAGTTTCTAATAGAAACGCCATTTGAAAATGTATCAAACAAAACAATCCATTTTTCGCCAGCCTTTGCCTCTGCAATTTCTTGTGAATATCCTGAATAATTTGTAACATGACCGATAGTATCTGGAATAGTAATTACCTTTTGAGTACCATTCACCAAGTTACCTAAATCTTCCTTTAGTGAATTAGTTATTTCTCCAACTGCGCCTGCATCAGCGGCATATCCAGTCTTCGTGAGAGTGCTATCAAGGTTGATACCTTTATTAAGCTCCATTTTTTGATCAGACCCAAACTCAAGACAGTTTGTTTCTTCGTTGTAGTCTACGCTTACTGGAAACATCGGAACAATATCGCCAGATTCGTTAATTCCGGCAATCTTGCCAGAGTTTTCCGAACCTTGGTTCTTATTCAATTTATTTGATATATCAGCTGACAATTCTGTGATTTTATCTCCGGTAGCCTTTGCGTCAGCAGCTTTTCCAGATGCACTCAGAGTTTTGTCTGTTCCGGAAAGATAATTGTCTGGAATTTTAGTCAAGAATCCAGAGTCATTCTGCAAGTCACTGGTTTTGCTTGGAATCTTTGTATCAGCCGGCAACGCACCAACTTCTTCAGCTGTATAATCCGGTTTTTGTGGCTGTTTCGCCCAATCTGCCAATTCGCTTAATTTAATGTAAAGCGACATATCAATTGGAGCGCCCATAGTGTCCCATACTACGCCGTTCCATGCCACATTCATTCCTGCTTCGCCGTAGACCGACTTAGACTCGATATTGTACATATCGCCAATGTCTGGATTTAATGGAAGCAAATCAGCAGTCGCAACTGTACCTCTGTATCTTACAGGGCTATTTAATTTTGCTTCCATATCGGAAATCTGGCGTTTTAATATTGCATATACTTTCTTTGCTGTTAATGCCATATGCGCTTCTCCTTTACAGTTTGTACCATGTATCGGTAGGTTTGTGATATTCGTATAATTCAGAGGTATCAAGGCATAATGCCGAAGAACCACTCTCTACATAATGTGGGAGCTTTGATACGTCTTTTGAAAGTCCCTCGTAATCACGAACCATACCTCTTGCATCTGTACATACCCAACTTCCTAAATCCGGCAATTCATCACCGGGTTTGTACTGAATGCCATCAAAAATAATTGTGTTTTCTGCTTTTGCCATCTATGCAATCATCCTTTCTGCCCCGATGGGGGCTACATATGTGAACTGGTTTCCTAAGATATCTCTGGCCGTGCCAATCACGAAGCAAGAATAGTCGGCCAGAAGATTGCAACACCATTCTTCTGCATCTACCCAATATCGTTTCTTAACCATACGATGAAGTTCTGGCAATAGACCATAGCTGAACATCACACAATGCCCTAACTCATGAATAAATACACGGTTCAGAAGCTCTCCACGCAGGGTATTTGCGATTGAAATAATATGAGTGGAATAATCCGATACCCCGAGGGTTCTATTGCCTGTACGGTCAATTAAAACGCTGTCGTGTGGAGACACAAACTGTACTCTCCATAGGTCGCCGTTCATATAAAATTGTCTTAGCATGGCTTATCACCATCCTTTTCTCAACTAAAAAGCCCCTGCTACATTCCTGTAACAAGGGCAAAATTCATTTCATATTCAATTCATCTGCTGTATAAAACGTGTCAAGTCAGTTTTCATCTGCTGTCTGATTGATGCGTCTGCATCATCCCACATTTCTTTCATATTGCGGATGATATCTTCTGTATACTCTTTCATGGAATCATCCATTTTTCTCTTAGACTCAGCGTCTTTGGAATCATGGTAATGTCTGCGATTCTCGCTGTATCTGTCGTAGGTTTCACCATATCTGGACTGCTTATGGTTCATTCCATCCATTCTCATATCACTACGGTCTGGATGATAACCCATGCGGTACAAGTTCTGGTCAAACTCTGGATTGTTCAGGTATTCGTTCATCCAGTCGTCATCCTGCATATGGAGATACGGCATATATCCCATTCGGCTTCCTCTGCCTTTTGGTGCAAATCTGCCGTTTGCGTAACGATAGTTGTCATATCCCATGCGTCCAAGATACTTCTCTTCCTGTTCACATTCGTCCATAGCTTCTACGATTCTGTAATCTTTGTCTGCACAGATTGCGCATTTTACTGCTTCTAAGCAATCTTTCAGATCATCCCAGTCCTGAGAACTAAGATTGTCAAATCCATGCGCTTTGGCTTTTTCCATAGCCCATTTTCCCATTTCCATTGCAACTTTATGCATTACATTGCCCCCTTTCTAACAGCCTGTGTAACAGGTGTGTCTGTCGTTGGGGCTGTACCATTAATTGCTGTTAAATTGTTACTCGGACTACAAGCTGGGTTTCCTAACATCTTGAACACTCCACCAGTTGCACTTGTAGCTACTCTGGTTGCGTACTTCGTTCTGGTTCTTATTCCGCAAGCCGTAACCTGTGCGCAGCAACGATTCTCTAGCGGATACAAAGTTGTTCCTGTTCCTATCTGAATCATTACCGGGGCGGTAATTGTGGTGGCTTCTGGTATACTCTGTGCGATCACAATGCAATACTTCTCTCCGTTGTTGTAACTGCCTGCTGGAAGTGTGATTACAAGATTGCCCCCTGTAAACGCAACAGCTTGACTGATTACAAGATGACTGCAAAGTTTACAAACATTCTTACAACTCATATTTTTACCTCTCAATCAAAATAAGAGGTGAGCCGTAACCCACCTCTTAGAATTAGTCAACCTCTAAGGGTGAGTTACTTAGCAGCATCCACTGTTGCATCCGCATCCGCCGTAATAGGTATTCGGATTAGGAACAACGTATGCCGGGATGGCTGCCGGATTAATTGCATTGATTAACTGCTGAGTCTGCGAAGCCATAGCAGTTGTAAGCAATGCGGACTGGCGATCCTGAGATGCAGCACGTTTCAGATCAGTATTTTCTGCCTGTAATGTTGCAATCTTATCCTGAGTCAGGAAATCAAGGATTGCTCTTGTATTGCTATTCTGGTTTTCCAGAAGGTCTCTGGTGTTATTGTTCATTGTGTTCTGGAGAGCACAAGTGTTGGTAGCCATGTTGTAGTTGATGCCCTGGATAGCCTCTCTTGTTTCACAGCAACAGTTTGCTAACTGAGACTGTAATGCATTGGTGTTCTGCATATTAGCCACTGTATCAGCGTTAATTGCCTGCTGAACGCCGTTGAAGCCCTGAAGCATTCCAACGTTCATGCCATTAAAGCCACTCTGCATGGTATTGTTAAGAGAATATGTGCTGTCACAGATACCCTGCTGAATACCTCTGATACCATTCTGAATATCATTAAGGGCGAATTCCTCATTAATATCTGAACGGGTAGCCCATCCTTGGAAGCCGGCACCGTTCGCACCGTTTCCACCGTTACCGCCAAAGCCGCCGCCCCAGCCGCCAAAACCTCCCCAGCCGAAGATTGCGAAGATCAGGACGAGCCAGATAAGTGAAAAGCCATCACCGCCCCACATATCATTGGCGCGATTATTAGAGCCTGTAGCGGCAGCAATGTCACTAAGACTGTAATTTGAACCATTCATCATGTTTTTAGTCTCCTTAAATTTTATTTACAATAGGAGACATCCGCGGCTGTCGTCCCAAATTGTAGCGATTCTGAATCACCCAATTACGGGGAAGTGTTATAATCCAAGGAATTTCTGTATAATTCCATCTGGAGATAAATGCTTTTCTTCAAAAACATTCTGTTGAATTTGATGCAATTGACTTGCGTCACCTTTTTTATATAAATCCAATGCGTTTTTTAATGTTGGATTATTTCCTGCAAATTTACTCATATCGTTCATCATGTTGTCAACACTTCCGAACCTCTGAGAAATCATTCTTTCAAGTTGCTTTTTCATCATGGCGTTTGGGTTGAAATTCATCTCTGCCTACCTCCATTCTGCTTAGGTTCCGATGTCCCCGACATCTGTGTCGGAAACATATTCTTTATTTCAGAAATCTCCGAACAAACATCATTCCGAAGTTGATTAAACATTGCTTCAATGTCAATCTGCTTTTCATCTTGCTTAGATTGCTGTTCATCTGGATTTACGAGTCGGTAGACAAAAATCCTGCTCCTTCCATCGGATTGAAGCTGTTTTCTGTAAATTTCAGTTCCGTCTGTTTTCGGATAATAAACAGGATTTCCAGACATATCCACATCTTTAGCTTTTACAGTATCAATTCCATCCACCATCTGCCCTTGTAACATAGGGGACTGTGGGACGGACTGTAACTGTTGCATTTGCATCTGACCATACGGCATTGCCTGCTGATAATTATTTTGCAGTTGAGCCAGCCTGTCCTGATACGGCTGTATCTGTCCGTATGGATTGTTTATTATTGGTTGTTGCGGATAATACGGATAACCTGCCATAATCTGTTCCTCCTGTCCGGGATTCAAGAATCATATCCATATCATCTATAGAACGATACTTTTCCCATATACCCTCGTAAGGGTTTCTTAACATAATCATTGTGTTTTCTCCTATGATTATATTATATAGGAAGGAACTCTGTTTTTAAACGTCACTATTTCGCCACGTTTTCGCCACAATACAAAGAAAAGCCCCGACAGTACATCGGGGCAACTTTAGAAATTTTCTTCTTTATTCTTTTATTAATTCGGTCTATGGTTCTTGGACTATACCCCATAAGTTCAGATGCTTCCCATAGTGTCTTTTCGCCATAAACCCGTAATCGAAACAGTTTTTCTTCTCTGGAATCGAAACCTGCTTCTTTTAAATAAAATTTTCTTTCATCTTCTGAAAAGTCTGTATAATTCATATTTCCACCGTCCTCCCTTACAAGTGGAATCAAACTGGAAGAATACCGCTTAACATAAAACCGATAACTGCGCTGACAATAGATGTAATAACACATACAATGATTGTATCGTAACGCTTTCCCGGGACTGCCATGAGAGTTTTTATATTGTTATTCATCTCATCCACAGTTGACTTGATATGGTTCAAGTCATTCTCGCTTAATGCTGTCTTTCTTTCCAGTTCCCCGATACGCTCATAAAACTCTTTATGGCGGTCGGATTGTCTTTCTTGCATCTTCCGAAGATTATCTTCTAATTCTGCTATGCGGTGCTCATTAAAACATTCGTGTTCACATCCCATCGCCAGTTCCTTTCTTCACTCCCTTAACATTTGCTTTTCCCTACTGAATATAAGCAACCCAGCGGCACTCCGGGAGGACAAAAATACTGTGCCACGTGACCCAACCATCTTATTAAATTAAACTTCCTGCAAATGGAAAAACGCCATGATTGATATATATTTCCGTTTCGGATTCCCAGTTTCGACTTACTGAATTTTCAGAATGTGATTCTTGGAACTCGGCTCCCTGTTTCACAAGGAAATAGAGAGCCAGATCAAATATGCAATCATAGCAATATTCCATATCGGTGTTGATTTTTTCCTCTGTATATCCAGACGGATAGTTGCGCTTCTTTTTGAATGAACGAATTGCGCGTTTTACAGACAAAGAAATCATACCGTCAGTTTCCGCATCATCGGATAGATACTCTTTCAGGTCATTTACAAGCTGTTCGTTCATTTAAGATCACCTACCCTTGCTGAGATAAAATTTCTGAGATAATACCAGCCTTGTTTGTCGATGTCAGGGCATAGCCATTGTCACTTGCGAGCTGTTTCAGCTGAATTACCGTCATGCTTGACAGCTCGCTTTCTGTATATTTGTGTTTAACACTTGCTACAGATGGTGACTGGCTGTTCTTGTCAAGACTATGCCCGTTTATTCCCCCTTTGTACCGATTACGATACCGCCATTAGCTTTTGCTGCTACCGGGACAAACATACCTGATGCTTTAGTCCAAACTGCAACTGGGTCTTGTGTAGCCCACATGGACAGTGTTACGAAAGAACGATTCTCTTCCTGAATAAACTGTCTGTATTCAAGTTCCTCTGGTGTTACGCCCCAGAGTCCAGTACCAAATGAACCGTTCGGCTCTGCTTCATACAGAGTGAATACATCCTCTTTGAAGTATCTTCCTGTTTTGAGTGAGCCATCTGCTTTTCTGAATTTGAATTTCTCGTCGCAACGATCAATTGTGATTCCGTATTCCTGCATAAGCAGATTAGCAAGTTCCTGCTTAGTAAGGAGGCGTTTGTTTGCTGCTCCCAGAACTGCTGTTTGCATTGCAGTGTTGTTTCTCATGTAGTTAATCATTTTAAGGGATGTCAGGGCTTTGTTTACTACGAAACCATTGTCTTCTGCGACAGCAACCATCTTCTGGATATCACCCATAATATCTGCATCTGGCTTAGACCAGTCTGCAAGACTGACCTTTGCATCAGCCGGTACGCCGTAATCAATATTCAGATCTACATTGTTTTCTTTAACTTTTACGGCACCTGTAGAAAGGAACTGTCCTTTCATAACATTTGCTCTGGCAACAACACCTTCAAAAAGGTTAGCTGCATCATCAAATACAAACTTCTTTAAGTTCTCATCATCCGGCACGCCGTTTTCAATCGCCTGCTGTAATCTCTCAGACTGATTGATTTTTCTCTTAATAAAGAGCTTTTCAGTCAGGACTTTTTCGAAGCCCGGTCTTGTTCCGATTTCTGCTTCAGTATCAAGTGCATGAACGAATGCTACCTCTGGAAGTCTCTGTCCAGCCATAAGTCTGTAGTATTCGGCTTTCAGGAACTGGGTTTTGACATCCGGGAAGATGGTGTCAAGAATGCCGGGTCTTTTTACGCTGAAATCCTGAGAAAAGTTAAGTCTTTCTTCCTGTGTGATTGATTCTAAAATATTAAATGGCATCTGTTTACCTCCTTAAAATTCTGGGTCTGTAGTAGTTACAAAAACGATACCTGCTTTTTCAAGCTCTGTTTTCGCAGTGGTTTCTACTGTTACCGGAAGTCTTTTTTCAAGAACACGTCCTGCAACAATTACGGAAATCGGTCGTTTTGTATCGTCTGTCATATCGACGTCTTCAAACACAATGCCTTTAGCACCAGTTGCGTTTGTCGGATATACGGAACCTGCTTTGATAATCTTCTTAGTTCCAACGGTTTCAGCATTTGTCTGTTCTGCTGTATAGGTTTTAAGTACAAGTCCTACCTCGGATTCGAGGATGTTAGGTGTGGATTCGTACTGCTCTGTTTTCATAAAAGCCATAATCTAAATCTCCTTTTCTTAAATATTTACTGGGGCATTATCGTCTGCCGGTTTATTTTCTGGGCACATTTTTGCTGAATACGCCTTGGCGTATTCGGATGCTTCGCTTTTCTTTTTTGGTTCTCCACCAGATTTACCGCCGCCCGGATTCGGTGTTTTTTCGAGAGCTTCTTTCTCCCATGCGGCTTTTGCAGTATCAAGAGCGTTTTTATTTTCTACGGAAATTCCATCGACAAATGTCTGGGCTTCTTTAAGAGCATCCTCCGCATTCATATTTGAAAATGCTTTGATTGCTCCCGCATAGGCATCTCCTTTCATTCCTGCGTTTGCAAAAATAGAAGTAATTTTACCTGTCAGAGCTTCTTTCTGGGCTGTTTTGAGTGCGGTTTCGAGATCAGAAATTCTTTTCTCATTAGTTGCTTTTTCTTTCTGTCTCTCTAAATCTGCTTTTTCCGCTTCACTCATGTTTTGCTCTTTTAGCGCCTGCAATTCTTCTTCCAGTGCTTTTGCCTTGTCAGCATCTTCTTTGAGTTTCTGGGCTTTTGCTTTCTCTTTAGCCACATCAGAATTTGACTGATTCAGAAAAGAAGTAATCTGGTCATCGGTTGCATCTGGAAAAATCCTTTTAACATCTTCTCTTGTCATTGAAATCTCCTATCACCAATACGCTTTTTTACGCTGTTCGCTCAGCTCAAGGTGTCTCCCATGATTACGCTATCGGGGTGCATATTTTTTAATAAAAAAGAGACGATTTTACTCGTCTCTAAATTAACTATATTGAATTGAGCACCGGCAATTCACAATCTCGTCTGCCGAAGCTCCTAGCGAGGTGTCTTTTGGAAATTGTAGTAAGTTATCTCCAACCGAGAACGGCTCGTCAATCGGGAGTATGGTTCCTCCGACTTCGAGGTGTGTCTTTCGTTCCCTTTTGTCTCCTACGTCAATCCATTTCTTCTTTGTCTTTCCTGCTTTCACAGCTTTTAAATACTGCCTGTAATTCAGTATCGAATTAGCTTCGCATTCTGAAATAAACATTGCCCGGTCATTTGACAGGTAATAATCATCAGTAATGCTTTTATCTTCGGAAGAAAATCTTTCAAATGTTGCATCAATAATTTGTTTTGTCACGCCAAGAGTATATTGCTTGATATATGTGTCTATAAGCATATACGAAGCAATTACATCCAGATATTTGTCATAAAATTGAGTCTGGATGTATTCTCGTTTCGTTTCTCCGCTTTCTATGGTTGTTTCTATCAGCGCCAAAATATAAAGGACAACTTCTTCCATTTGTTCGGAAAAAGCTATCCTTTCTTGCTTTTCTTTATCTGATATTGACATTTTACTGAAATATTCTTTATACGGTTCACTTCTGTGATTGTTGGGTCTGATATTTAATTCATCGTATGATGAAACGTTCATTCTGCAATCACGTCCTTATTAAAATTAAAGCCATTCAGCAAATCTTGCGCTTTCTGCAGCTCTGAGTCTGGGTCTGCCAATTCCGGATAAATGGTTCCGAGATATGGCAAGCTCATTTCATATACTTTTTGCGGATCACTAAATAATCCACAAGTAATCAGTGCAATAAGCGGATGAATTTTATTCTTAAACAGATAATCAAGTGCCTGTGCTTTGACAAGCATGTTATCTGTCGGGTTTCTAGTGATTTTTACATCAAAATCCCTGGTCGAAATATTTACATCCATTGAAGTTTTTCGGATGATATTCAAAATGATTCTGGCAGATGCCTTTTCGGATTCTTTTGTGAATGCTTCTACTAGCTTTGCATCGCGTTCAGCGAAATCCCAACCATTCCTTAGATATACTGCATTGCCTGTATCTCCACCGGTATTGCTTTGTCGGTTTGGCATTGCTTCGACAATCAGCATATTATTGTAAATGTCGTCTTTTGCAACCTGGCTCTCTGACTGGTTTAGTTCGGCGGTCATTAAATCAACGTCTGATTGTGTTCCGTTTCCAACATCTTTTACCGATACCGCACCTAGTTTAACCATCTTTACGAACTCTGCTTCATCAATCTCACAGTTTTTAAATTTCATCAGGGCTTGCACAAACTGCTCAACACCATTCAGCCTATCAGATTGATATTTGTTGATTGCGTCATACATTGTGATCGCAATTTCAATGTCGGAAAGTCTGTCATGATTATTTGGGTATTCGACAATTGGAATGCCGCTGAAACCATTGATTCCAGATTCTGTTACCGCTCCATTTTGAATTTTGAAATACTGTCCGGAAGAATAACACTGGTAATATTGCTGATTGTCCTCGTCTTTTAAAATCTGAACAGAAAGCACTGGTTTGCCAGTAACGCTTGAATAAACAATATATACATCCTGCGGTGATGGGATAAATATTCTGAAAGGCGGTAAGTCTCCATCCTTTGTCCATTCATCCTCTCTCAGGATTGCTTTATATGCAGTTCCTACTGCACTCTGGTATATCCCAAGTTGAATATTTCTGGCGTCTGCATTGGCTTCATCCAGATAATCATTGAGCCTATCAACTTGTTCGTTTGTTTCTTCACTCGCTTTTTTCTTCTTACAGACATACTGAATAGGTTCTCCGTATATCTGCCCTGCCTTGAATTTGACTGTTTCAAGGGCATGATTCTCAACAACTTTATTGTTGACCTCTGGGCGAACAAGTTTTTCACGATATAAAATTGGCTGATCGCCTTTGTAATATCTGTAAAGATAATCCATCAGGGTTCTATTCCTGTTATGGATTCCGATTGTATCAGAAAGGACCTGTGCCACGTTCTGGGGAGTAATCTGGTCTACGCCAGTATAGGCAGTTTTTCTGCCAAACTCGCCTTGGCATAGGTCAACAAAATTTATTTTGTTTCTCCCCACTGCCTGTCCTCCTATTTTTCTGCATGAAAAAAGCACCAAGGGTTCTTCCCGGTGCTTATTTTACAGCTTATATTATATAATATATGCAGGTATTATTCAGTATTATCAGGTATTAACTTTCAAAATTCTTAATGTTTTTGACGATATTCAGTGCTTTCGAATGCAATAATTTCACATGAGAATAGGAATATCCCATTTCACAGGCAATCATTTCAAGCCTTTCATCTTTCACATATCGCCTAAACAGCAGATCATACAAATCTGAATTGATATCGCTCACCTTGTCTATTGTTTCAATAATGTCTTGCTTTTTCTTTGTGTATTCAATAACCATTTTTTTGATTTCTGTTTGAATGTCAACAAGTTCGCTTACGGCATCGGTCATTTGATTGGGATTCGGAGTAGACTGAACTTTTTCACCATATGAGAACGATTTAAGCCCAAGAGCAAGACTTCTTAAATGTTCTTCTTCGTATTTTTTATTTTTAATAAGCTTGTCATATTTCTGAATTTGCCCTAAATATTCTCTTGTGGTCATACTATCTCCTTCCCCAAAATGGATTGCGTATTGCCTTTACGACACCCGTACCACTTCCATTTTTCAAAAACACAGCCAAACTCGATAGCGCATCGGGCGCGTCATCGTGTTTATTTTTTCCTGTCATAGTAAATGAATATACGTTATTCATGAATTTTCTATACTCGGCATTTTGATATCCAGTATCTCTGAAATAAAATCTTCTGATATTTTCTGCGTTGTCCCATATTCTCTGCTCTTTTCTTGCTGCGGACTTTGGGGCGTGTCCTCCATTATTCAAAATCATCTGCTGTGCATATTTAGAGGTAAGATTTGCTTCATATCCTTGTTTTTGCAATTCAGTTCCAACCTCATCCTTGTACCCCTCGCCGCCTGCATTGGCTTCAAAAAAAGCGTTGGTTACTTTATTGTTGATGATTGATGCCACGACTTTTGGCATTGTATATATCTTCTCCGAATTGTCATATACAACATCATGAATATATACAGAACCATCTTCATACACATAAGCTACCGGCATTGCCAAATAGTCGCTTCCGCCTAAAGCAACGTCGCACGCAGACACGACTTTCAAAGGTTCTTCGTCTGGAAGCTGTCCATTATAGAAATTCATGTGTTGAGAATTGAATAATGCTCCATCTCTTTCAATTGGCTCCTGTTGGTACTGAGCCAACCATCCTGCCATGTCGTCATTTTCTTCAAATTTAGAGCGAATAGTACGATAATATTTTGTACTAAAACCCACTCCGTAATCATAATCAAAATTGCTTTCATCCGTTTCTGGGTCAAGAGCAGGGATTTTTAAAACATCATAGCGAATATGTTTTGCTTCTGGATTATTTTGTAAGAACGAAAGTCTATCCATGTAAAGATCATGCAATGACCAAATAGTACCGTTCAAAATCAGTTTGCACTGCTCTTTCTTTCGGGACATAACATTGTTGTCAAATACGATCTGCTTTCTCCGAAGTATATCCGGGTTCAATACATCTTGAATACCTTCCAGAATATCATCCAGAATCAACCAACCATATGCGTCATACTCACCATTCAAACCAGATTCCAAGCCTTTTCCGGACAAAGTAGCATATTTTTTCTTTCGCTCAAGGTCTACTTTATGATTTTTCGCATCTGTTCTGGCTATTTTCGAACGGAATACATCTTCATGGCAATATGTAGGGTCTGTCCAGATTTCCATAACGCCATCAAGAAACGCTCCGCCGAGTCCTTCCTTGTATGTGACATAAAGATTGCTTATTTCTGTGTTTCTTGCGCAATGCCAAGATGTTCCTACTGTTATAATTTGTGATTTACCAGTTCTGGCAGGTTGATGTAGAAACAGTTCGTCGAGTTTATCGTCTTCAAGAGCTTGCAGTTTATCAACAACCTTTTTCAAAGTCCTTCTTCTAGGCTGATAGAAACGCTCTTGCGGTTTTCTATCTTTTTCAATGTACAATGCGTAAGAATCCAATAAATACGGTGCTTCCAGCAACAAATATTTCCAGTAAATATCGTCAAAATCTCCACTTCCAGTAATAGCAGCTTGCCTTTCTGCGATATTGTGTGCATATTGGCTTACCTTTATTCCCATCTGTTGCGCATCTGGATTATCCTTGAAAGGAAGATCAATATTCATATTTAACAGCAGATCAAGGCAATCTTTCTGGTTTTGATAGACCGTCATATCACCATTAATGATTTGATTTAAAATTGCCCGATACCATTCAATCGAACCTTCTGTGAATTTTTGCATAAAAATAGAGCCAGACCTCCTTTCTTCTTATGATTTAGTCTGGCTCTCATGTGGCTCTTTGACTGGTTATTCACTTGCTTTAAAGTTATATATAGGTTTGATAATATCAACTATTTCTACAGTATCTTTGATATTATCAATAATTTCTTGCGGTGGTTTGTAGGCCATAGGGCTTTCATCAATTGTGGATTTCTGAACGGATGTTGTGTATATCCCATCCATAGACTCCTTAAATTCTTCTAACGAGATGTTTTCTTTTGCTTTTGATCGGCTCATAATGCGTCCTGCACCATGCGGGGCCGAACAGTTCCAATCATCGTTTCCTTTTCCAACTGCAATAATACATCCATCTCGCATATTCATTGGGATAAGAACTTTTTCGCCATGTCTAGCTGATATTGCGCCTTTACGAACAATGTTTGTATCGTGGTCAATATAATTATGAATTGTATCAAACCATGTGTTTCTTTGGAGCGTCCAATTCATAGTGTAAAATATAGCGCTCTGTATGCATCGTCTGTTTATTCTTGCAAATTCTTGACAGATTTTCATATCATGCAGATATTGTTTTCTGTGTTCTCCCGTCAGGTAACATAATTCTTTTGGAATACCTAGTTTTCCCGGCTTCCATTTTCGTTTTAATTCATCAATACCATTTTGTATATCCTTGTGTCTTCCAGAACGCTTGTATTCTTTCACTAATTTATGTATTTCAGTTTCAAGTTCATCTGTATCCTGTGTATCTTCTATGGCAATTTTCTGATATATTTCAGCCACTTGTTTCCCAAGGTTGCGACTCCCAGTGTGGATTACAAGATAATTTAATCCTTTCGAATCAGTGTCAACTTCAATGAAATGATTTCCGCCCCCAAGTGTACCAAGGCTCCTGCGAATCCATTCAATATTTTTGAGTCGAGAAAAACAATGAAGTTCTTCTAATTCTTCAAAATTTATGATTTCGTCACGTACGTTTCTTCCTGCCGGAACATTGTTTCTTATTACTTCGTCGAGAATTTTAAAATCTATTGTTCCAACGTCAGCAGGGATTTGTGTTGTAAGCATTCCACATCCAATGTCTACGCCAACAATGTTCGGAATTACTTTATCTCCGAGATCAGCAGTAAAACCAATTACACATCCCGCTCCTGCGTGAACATCTGGCATAATTCGTACTTTGCATTCAGAAAATGCAGGCTGTTTTATCAATGTATAAATCTGATTTAATGCTTCTGGTTCGATATTATCTGTAAATATCTTCAAGTTGCTCATAATGGCACTCCTTTCTGGCTCTCTGACTGGTTATTATTCCCACAGAAACTTATCTGTTTCTTTCAAATTATTAACTGTTCTTTTTAAGATAAGTATTCCGCACTTCTTGCAATAATACGGATGGAAACGTTGATTAGTGTTGCGTGACTTAAATTCATTAAAATCATAATTATAAGGATTGAATATCTTACATTCTTCAAAATCATGGTCGCATTCTGGAATCTTCATTTAATCACCCCGATCTGGAATACCTAGCTCTTTGTAAGTGAATACGACAGTGTACTTCTTCCCGCATTTGTAGCAAGTTTCCGTAATGGTGCAAGTCTTTTCTTTATCGTCACATTTTGATTCTGTATCTGAGCTTTTGAACTTGCATCCGCCTGTTAGAAAGCATTTGATTCTTTTTTTTATTCATACATTCACTATAAACTCTTTCTTACAGTTGCTTCCCTTACATTTGTAAGGCATCCGATAAATCTTTGTGGTTGGGAAAATCTTTAAGGCTTTCTTTCCGCAAAACGGACAAATCACCCATTTTGTAGCATTTTCCATTTTAATTTGTGCGGTTCCGTCCCATGGCTCTGGAGGATTCATATATTCAGAGAAGTCTACTCCCTCTGATTCAAGTGCTGTTTTAATGCTCATTTACCGTTGTCCTTTCTGATCAATGTCAAAATCGTCAAATAATTGTCCCCGATGTAATCTGCTTTCCATGTTTTAGAAAGATTTCCCGTTTGGTTGTATATTACGGTCGTATTCCCTGCCAGAAGCAAGCGTCTGTCTGGATAGAACCTAGTCGGAATGTTCATTCGGTGGCATTCTCCCTCAAGATTGTACGTGGTGTCGAGCAAATCAATGTCTGAACCTGTATAAATAATTCTCATCAGCTCAGTCCATGAATCTTTCTCAGATTCGCATATCGGTCAATCAGAACGTCAAGTGTTGTATGCAACTGATTAATCGTAATGCAATCGTCCTGATGCTGTCTGTGATATTTTGCGATTTCTACAGATTCGTCGTAAAATGGTGTATTTGCCTTTTCGCCCACCTGTCTTTTTAACTCGTTGTTATAAGCACACATTTTATCCAGTTCAGCCTGAAGCTCGTTGATTTTATTATCCTTGTCTAAAATCTCATGTTGCTTTGCTTCTCTCTCATCAGCCAACCGAACAAGTTCTTCTTTCAACTGGTCTACTGTCCAACTCTTCAAATCTTCAATTCTCATGGCATCCTCCCTTAAAGCTTAGTAAATATTTCCATGTCATAGTTATCTCGAATATAATCCACACATTCAGACAACTTTTCTTTTAAGAACGGGTCGTTTGCAATATCTGGATGTATGTTTAATATACAGCTATCCTTTTTACCGTCTTTCTGAAATTTCTTCCAGTTAAATGTCATTACGAACAGTGGAATTACTTTGAGGTTTTTAGTTTTATATCTTATGTAGAGATTGCAGAATTTTTTAATCATGAAAATCCTCCTTTCGCAATCAAGCTGTCTTCTCAAGTAATCCAAGAATGAACTCCCGTCCCATCTGTGTAATCCGTCTATGGTAGATCACTTTCCCAGAGTCCAGAACTTCCTGTTTGATTTCTTCATATCCGCAATTACTATACTGTGAGAACATCACCCACGTACCATTTACCTGATACTGTATCTTTTTCTCTGCCAGAATCCGATTTAGCTGTATTGCTGATTTCAGTCCCAGTTCTTTTGCAATCTCAGTAATAGTATATGTCTTATTTACGTGCATCAAAATAGCATTCTTTCTCTCGGCTTCCACTCTCGCAGCACGTTCTTCTTTCAGTTTGGTCAGAAGTTCGATGCCGAAATCTGGATTATTCAGAATATTATCAATGACATTGTCCGTGGCATATATGCCATGCTTACGGATAGTCTTTAGAATCTCTTTGACTTCTTTCTTGAACTGTTTGGCAATCGGCTTTCTGGACTGCATTAAGACTTCGTAGAGTCCGTTCTCGGTAAGGAACCATGTCCCATTCCCGCCGGTTCTATTTTCAAAGTAAACATTATTTACTTTGACTTTCTCATCCTCATCTACAGATTCAATCATTACTGATGGCTTGCTGTGTTCAATCCACTACGCTACATCTTTTGCTAAGAATAGTGGTTCCTCTGCCGTTCCGTATACTCGAAACTGTTTTCCTAATACTTCCTGCTCATTCAATACTTTCAGTTCATTCATTTCTCTCTTTCCTCCCTGTGCTTCATCTGACATTCGATCATCTTTGCTATATTCTCACATTCCTGCTTTATTCCATGTCCCTGACGGAACAACTCACATTCAAGGATATTTCCGCATCTGGAACACTCGTCTTTAATTTCTTTTCCTGCTATTTGCATTTTAAATTTTTCTCCCATATGCTACGATTTTCCGTATACGGAACAATATCATGATTTAGCGCATGTACAAGCTGTTCCATGTCGATTTCTTTTGCATTAATAGCTAATTTGGTTTCTATTCTTGAAAATTCATTTGACAGGATTTTGATTCTTGGTATTTGCGTTTCAAAAGGCTTACTACTAAGTAAAAACGCTTCTGCCGGATATGATCGGCTGTCCCATGTATAATTAAATAAAGTGATTGTTTCGACAATGTAATTGTTTGTTTCTAATGTCATAACATTGCGATTTAATATCGCATTCGTAGAACCAAATAATCTACTTTTTAATGTATGCAAAAACCACTCGGAATCCTCATGGTTTACGGCTATATATAATATTCCGGTTTTTTCTTTCAACGTTCATCCTCCTGCTTTTAAATTTAAAAAAAGTCCAGTGTGCCGACTTGAACGGCATAAATCTCCCAACGAGAAACACTGGAACCGAACGAAGTAAGAGAAAAATATTCCAATGATTGCAGTTCATTGGAATCGGAAAGGTAGGAATCGAACCTGCGGCGCATAGCTTACAATGCCATTGCTCTACCACTGAGCTACATTCCGTACCGCCTATAACGGTCAGATAATGTCTGGGCTGAATTTCACTTCTTTTGCTATAGCGTAAATCCACCTGAGACATAGACCGCCTGTATACAAACAGCTTAACTCTAAGCGGATTAAGTTGCAGGAGACGGATTCGAACCGCCGTTCTCAAGGATATGAACCTTGTGAGATTCCGCTTCTCTATCCTGCGATATACGTGAACTTTCAGCATATTTGTACCGGCAGTTCACAAGCCGACTGTTTCTTATTTCTCGGACAGCATCCTCATATTTTGTTTATTTTACAAAATAGTGGGAGAAGATGGAGTCGAACCACCCGAACTGTTAAGCAACAGATTTACAGTCTGCCCCGCTACCTCTACGGAATATTCTCCCATAACCCGGAAACCCCGGGTTAGCAATATGTTTATCGTGTTATGCTTTCCACTAGGCTGTTTTCTGCCGTGTCAGCCCCACGAAGTTGTTTCGGATTTGGATATTCATGTCATTGTGTATAACGACGAAATCTTTTATATGTCTCTTGAAAACTTCCTGTCCTCAACGTGCACCTATTGACGACAATTTAACTCAGAGACTGTGCCGAACGGGGAATTATCTTCATCGAACAGGCTGTGCCGTTACACACCTTTCATGAAAACAATCCACATGCACTCATTCAACAGTTTTTTCTGCCTATAAAACGGATAGACAGCATATGGAAGAAATGGAAACTACAGGACTCGAACCTGTGACTTGTCGGTTATGAGCCGACCGTTCTGCCAACTGAACTAAGTTTCCTAAGCAGAGGGTTATTGCAGTTCAAGAGTAACTTCCTCTGCTGTTGCGATTCTTGCCCTCTCAGTCGCAACAAAGGGTCTAAATGCTGTTCTGCATAAGCAGAGTCCATCCGGGGCATTTGAAGCCCCTTTAATCATCCCCGTTGGGATAGATGGAACCAATTCGGAGGGGAACTATATCATGGCTAAACAATATAGTCCGACTGGGCTAGTGGGATTTGAACCCGCGAATACAGCGGTCAAAGTGCTGTGCCTTACCACTTGGCGATAGCCCATTATTTGTCCGGGATTTTACCCGGACTCGTAATAGAGTGATATATTTTATAAAATTTTAGAAAGCATCATGTCTATATTTGTACCGTTAAGTCCGCGCCAGTTACTTTGCAATGGGCGGGAAAAGTTATTCTCCATTGAGTTTCACCAACGCAGACCTAAGCTACTCTGGATGCCTCGACCTGTCAGATTCAAAGGCTTTCCCTAACCTGAGAACGACAGGCTTCTGCTTTTCTTGTATTTTCACCCGTTCAATCAGTATGGTGAACAGGGGAATTTGTATTGTGAATGCTAACCACATTGGGTTCTCCTTATAATCTAAAAATCACAGCTGCATTAACTGCGAAACATATTTCCATTAATATAAATACTGCCGTCGCTATTGGATTGCCTTTCTTTTCGGTTTCGTCCTGCGATATGAGGAATGCCAAGACCAATGTGAAAAACGCGATATCCAGCATAGCTGCTACGAATTTTGCTAAAATCATTCTCTTTGTTCCTCTCCGATCATGAAATCAAGAATCTTACCGGCAGTTTCTTCTTCTGGCTCGAATGGCAGTCCGCATGTACAGTACTTCTCAATCGCTGTTTTAAGGCTTGCTTTGAAACCATTGTAAACTTCTCCATGTGTAAGAAGTTCGTGTCTCAGAACGGCTACTGCGTACGTAACAGTTACAGAGTTAGTATTGTTCATTCATCAAGTCCTCCATTTCTTTCACGCTAATTCCAACTATCCCGGCGCTATCTTTGCTGTCTGTGGCTTTGAAGTGTGCTTTAGGATACTGCGGGTACATAAACTCGAACATGAGGTAATTTGCTGCATCCACGAGATATTCTGTGTTTCCGGTAGAATTATATTTCTCAATGCACCGTTCCATTGTAGGAAGTGCCTGTACGTTTCCGGTCTGAAAGTTTTTCTTCGCTGGACCATATTTATAAAAGCTGGTTTCAACTCGGTTCTTCCGAAGCTGGTCGAAACGCTCACTGTATTCTTCTGACATAGAAAACCTCTTTTTTATTTTTTTGAGAAAAATTGAGTCGGTGTTTTACCTACCTCTTTCGAAAATATTGCTCCAAAGCTTCACGGGTGATTTGTGATACGCTTTTGCCGGTTTGATTCTTCTCGGCAATGAGCTTTTGTTCTAACTGATATGTGAGCCGAATTCTGATTGATTCTCCCTGATGGTTATTCTTTTTCATAGGCAGTGTCCATCTTTACTGAAAGAATCGGTTTGTCTCCTGCTTTTGCCAAAAGCGTAATGCCTTTATTATCATCCCAAGAAGATGTTAATAATTGAATATTCGTGGTTCCTGTTTCATTGCAAATATTTAAAAGTTGGTTAGCTACGTCCATTAACGCTGATCTCAGGTATCCATCATTATTTACGATCTGTTTCATTTTTTCGCCTTTCTTGCATATCAAACATGAACCTCTATAATTCTTTAAGTTTCTGATTGGCAATCTCAACTTGGAAAGCCAGCACGCTAAGCGTAACGTCTCTTATCAGTAATTCATCAAGAGTCATATTCTCTTTTTGAAGCAGTGCTGGAGCTGTAATTACGCGAATCTCTACTTCGAGGTCGCGAATCTGTCTCCATGTATCTTCGATTTCATTCCTGGTACTTCCAATATCATCCACTCCACAGACAATAAGCAAATCTCCCTTTTTCATTTTGGAACAAAGAGCTTTAAAATTTTCTTCATCTTCTAAGTCGCGGACAAGTATATCTACATTCTCATGTGAGAGAATCTTTTCCTTATCCGAAAGTGAAAACCAAATTTTTGAGTTTCTAGCATACCCTATTCTCATGTTTATACCTGCCTTTCTGATATCGCCTTGTTATTTATGACAGAGAAACCATTAAGGCTTATGGCTTGTCATGTTGCAATCACTATCTCTGCCATGGGGAACTCTTTTTTTATTTTTTCGAAATTTTTAAGTCTTGCTGTTAGAGGAGGCTTTTTAAATTTTTCGGGAACTCGGAGTACTCACTCGGCGTGCGTTGGGGCTTATATAGACCCCCTCCCGGTATCCATGTCGGACGCTACCAGGGAAGCCCGCCGCCCCATGGGTTCCCGCTTCCCTGGTTTAACGCTGACCTTTAATGGCCTGCGGCAGTGGTCAAGGGAATGTGTGAGAGTGGTTATTTATCCTGAACATATGTATCTATACGACAAACTTCAGTTTTCTTTATAGATTGGTGTACATATTAAACAAATACAGTTCTTTTATATTGTATATGTTATACAATTTACACTATTTAAGCTGTTTTCATGCTCTTTTGTCCGCCCTCTGCGTACTTCTTCAGGTCTCTGATCTGTTACAGCTCCGGCTTTTCCATCTCTGGAAGCTCAAGCGCCGCCCTGTGCTTATCTGCGATCTGCTGTGCTGTCTGATGTGGTATGCCGTCTTGCTGTGCCGTCTGCACTGGTGCTGTCTCCGCCATTCCATAAGCTGCTTTTGCAACAAATATCAAATTGGCATTTGTGCCGGGCTGGTTGTTCAATCTATTGACTGTACAATTCTTGCAGATATCGAACCATTTTTTAACCGTGTCGCCGTGTGATGTGCTTGCCCTGTACTGTCCATTAGACCATTTAGTAAACGTTCTACGTTCTATTCCTACCAAAAAGCTAAATACTTCTAATGTTGGTAACACTCCATATTTAGTACATATTCTCACATATACACTAAATATATTATCTAATAATTCTATATCCTCTGTACCTGGTTTCGGTATTCTATCCGCAATATAAAAGATCATATCCACAAAACTATCAGCAACAACAGCTTTATATTCTTTCTGTGTATCGAATTCCTCTGGAGTTACTTGTAACACAGTGTTTATATATTCATCCACAAGCCTGTATATATCATTCTCATATACTTCTATTCCCTGTTCTGTTACTGTTGTATTACTCTTTTTCACTGTATCACCTCCAAAAATTGAAATAAAAAAAGACGACAAAAACACGTTATGCAGATACATTCCGGGACTTTTCTAAATCCCTTTCTTCTTTCCGATCTGCTCGGTTTTAATCGTCTTAAATAGTCTTATTATTCTTATTGCCTTTCGGCTTATTCAATTGTTAATTCTGTTTTATCATACTTTTATATCACTGTCAACAGTCTATTTAATTTTATTTTTACCGTTACATTACTCTTATTAACTCTATATATCTATACGGTACTGTATAGCATATATATATTAATAAACTCTAGGTCTCTATAATCTTGGAGGGGATTATATAGACAGTTATTATATATTTATACACAATGTAATACCGTCATTTTCCGTCTATTAAACACAAAAAGCCAGACCTTCCGGCACCTTGTCCGGCGTGATCTGGCTGCTAAATTATTATTCTTTTCGCGCTCTGGCTGCCGCTCCCCTCCTGAGTTCCGTCGCCTGTCGTTGATTTTATTTTATCCACATCAGTTTTAAAAATCAAGCCCAAAAATAAAAAAAAATTTGCTTGACAACTTCGGCGGTTTTGTGATAAATGTAATTTAACAACTTCGGCGGCGGGGTTGTTCCCCCTCATTCATTACGCCGCCAAAATAAGACAATAAAAGCCCCTGGGAGATAGTCCCGGGGGCTTTTATTTATCACTAAAGCATTATATAAGCTTCGCCTTCTCCCTCGTAATTGTTCGCTGCTTTTTCCGCGTCTTCCAGACTGGAATAAACAGCTATTCTTTTATAACTCGGGATCTCGACTACTTCAATTTTCATCGGGGTTGTTTCCAAGGTGTCCACGAAGTCCGTCTGTACGAACTCGTTTTCGTCCTCGTCAAACTCGAACTCGTTTTCCTCAATCACATATTCCTCAACTGAGTAAAACGTCATATTGTGATTTTCAAACTTGCTGACGCTTGTCTTGCGTTTTGCAAGTTCCTTTTTAGCCTCTTCCAGATCGTCAAACGTTTTTATGTATTCGGGATCCGGATCCAAAACTGTACATCCTTGTTTGATCTCTCTTCTGTCTCTGCGGTTAAATTCCATCGTTCTTTTTACTAAATCATATTTTCTCATGTTCCTATTCCTCCTCTTCCATATCAAGCCAAATTTTGCACTGCTCGCCATCCTCTTCGTAGCTGACAACCTCGCCAGCTTCCAGACGTTCCCGCCAGTCCTCCGGGTAATTCTCCGGGATGTAAATACAGTTCCCCGGGAATAACTGGTTTCCGCGCATTTCGTTAACTAAATATTCCATTATTTCTCCTCCTGCCTCCTAGTTAATCCCGATAACTTTAACTCGGGTCTGTAAAATATCCTCCGCAGATTCTAAAATCTCGAAGTCAACAATATATTCCTCCCCGTCCTGATATACGGCGATTGCTCCAGACTCCAACAGTTCTTCCCCGTCTCCGTTTCCGTCCCAGAGCTGACCGAAATAATATTCTTTGCCAGCTTCAATTGTGTCCTCTGTTCCGAGGACGTAGGATAATGTATTTAATTTCATGCTGATTTCCTCCTTAATCTTCTACCGTTTTCAGAAAAGTTCTATGCAGTTTTCTATTTCCGTCATAAGCCGAAAAACACGGCTTTTCATTTCCTTCCAGTACCTCGTTAATGGTGTAATTCGTTCCCCATGGAGCTGTCACCATCAACTCGCCCATGTAGTTCTCATATGGTTCCCAACCTTCCGGGGCTTCCACTGTGATTTCATCCCAGCAAGTAGCCGTGGCTTCTGGCGCCCCGTATGTGTAAACGTTTCTTTTTTCGGCTGATAAACAACCGTAATTGCAATAAATTTTGATGTTCATGTTCTTCTCCTGTCTGCCCTTCGTGGGGGCTATTTGATGTGCTTTCTTTAACTGTCTTTATTATACATTATTTATAATGTAATTGTCAATACTAAATTTACATTATTTTTAAAGTTCTTATTTTTCTGTAGTATCTACATATTTTATAATGTTGCCCGGCTGCGTATTTAATATAGAACAGATTTTATCAAGTGCTTTAATCCCTACCATTTTATTTTCTCTCAGACACTGTATAGCATTCTCCCCTAATAGCTTTTCTTTTCTTAATTTGCTAGGAGTATATCCTGCATCGCTTAAAGTTTCTAATACGTTAAGTCTATATACAAACATTTTCTTTTCTCCTTTCTGATTGTCTTTGCATAGCTACATTATATAATAGGTAGTTTTTGCTTGCAAGGACTTTTACATTAAAAATAATGCACAAATTTCACATGATTATTTGCATTAATTTTAATGTATTTTGTATATTGATTTTACATTAAATATAATGTATTATATAACCATCAACAGAGAACAAGCAACCCGGACGTAGAGCCGGGAGAACGGAGGGAAAAACATTATGAAGAAATTCGAAATTGGAAAAAGATACTATGAAAGCGGTTTAACGTTCGAAATTACGAACAAAACTGCTAAAACAGTCGCATACAAGGCTATCCAGCACGCCGGACGCGATAACGAACGCGTTGTTAAAGAAGGTCGCGCGAAGCTTTGTCAGTGGCCTGCCGGCGAGGTCTTCATGGACGGTCACGGCCGAACCATAGAAGCATAATCAGGCCGGTAAGCGTACCGGGGAGCATTTCCCCGGCGGCCTTTTAAAATAAAATCAGGAGGATTAAAAACATGAAAAAATTAACATTAGTAGAATACGGATGTACAGGAACAGGCTATAGAAACGGCTCAGACGTTCCAAATTGCAGAGTTCGCGCAGAATTTGACACGCTGGACGGCCTACACGTTATTGCGGATTTTGGAAGCTACCAGAGGCGCGACGCAAATAAAAAAAGATGTCCAGTGGTACAGTCTAACGCGTTGCATGTCGACGGAACATATTACGACGCTGAGGGTTGCGGACGTTCTTACGAATATAGGCTTGTGCAAAGGGGCTTTGATTTTACCCGATTCGATTTCACAAAGTCCGGAATCTTGGCCTTTGTAAATGAGGTAACCGGAGAAAACTATACGGAAACCGAGTTTATAAAAAGGGTTTAGCTTTCAGGTGTAACGGTTCCTGCCGGGTTCGATTCCCGGCAACGCCTTTAATAACCCGGCTCCCATGGGTAAAGGGAAGAAAGAAAAAAAGTATGAGTAAATACGTGAATATGTTAAATTTTATTAAGACAAACACCACAGAAATAAATAAATACGAGCAGAAAGAACCTGCGCTCGTAAAACCATTCGAGATTGACGGGGAAGAAAGCTTCATGGAGCCGACGCGCCGCTCAAAAGGCGTGATCCGGATTTATCCGGGTTCTGAGGAAATCGAAGTGAAAATTTTCCAAGGCTGTGATCCCAATGTTGTTGATCTGCTGGCGTTTGTTGTCGCAGACAAAGATGTTACATTGTTAATCAAAAATTATTTCCAGAAAGGCCGCAAAAAGCTTTACAGCATTCGCCACAGCTTCGGACAGTCTGGGAGGGAAGACATCTATATTAACTTCCCGGATAAAACGGGCCTAATTGTAGACGGCAAACACTTATTACATGTTTCTTGTTTCGGCAAAGTTTCCGGAATTAAAAAAATGTATATTGGCGATTTTTGGGAAATGCTTATGGAAAGCATAGAAAATTCAGATAGTTTTATTAGCCATTATAGAAATACAACTGCACAGTATGTTAAGCCATACTTTGCAGAAAATGTAAAAATAGAAGTGAGTAGATAAAATGATAATAGAACTAACATCAGGACAGAAAATCGTGGCCATAAAAAGCCGCGATTTTCCAAAATATAAGTGAAATAAAGAAACAGCATCCAAGGTCGCCACAGATTTTTTCTTCGGTCACTTCTGGCACTGTTCTCTTTCTGGCGCCCTGCATCCGCTCCGGGTGGCGTTGGTTCGTGACCTGTGTGGGGATTTCTCCGGGGCTTGTGTCCTGGTTTGATGCACATTGACAATTATATATAGCTGTATCGGCTTCTATTTGACGTTTTAACGGTTTTTAGCGTGATTCTGGTATATTTTATCACAAGTATATAAAACGTCTTAAAATGTCAAATATGAATTGATAACAGGGATTGACGACGGAACGCAACAGGGCTATTATTATTTTGTATAGTCACGCGGACGCTTCACCCGGTCGGGTCTTTTCTTCTCCAGATCGTGCGAAGTTATGCCGGTTAGAAAAGGAGACTACATGAGCAAAGCAAAATACGTGTATCCATACAAAAATACAGGCAAATGGATTACACAGATAAATTATAACAGTAAAAATTATACACTCGGGATTTTCGAAAGCGTAGAAGATGCTGCACAGGTCCGGAAAGACGCAGAAGCCGCAAAGAATAACAGCACGTTCCCGGAGTTCTTCGCAAAGTTGCGCCCAGGCGTGCAGATAGCAGACAGCAACGTAAAACGATGCGCTGTCTGTGGGAAAGAGTTCGAGAGTCGTAACGGGCGACTTGTGTGCGGTCCGGAGTGTAAAAAAGAACGGCTGCGGATGTCTTACGCAAAAGCAAATTCTAAAAACACTTATGCAAAAGACACTGTAAAATACAAATACTTGCATCTTAACAGCTTCGGGCGCTGGGAGGTTAATGTATACCGCAATGGCGTAAAATATTATCTTGGCTCTTATTCTGCCTTAGAAGACGCATTAAGTGCTCGTGATAGTTTTACGGGATGCACAGGAAACTACACAGAAAAAGCGAAAGAAATCCGATCAGGGGCGTTAGCGACACAAGCACAAAAATGGTGCACCGGGTACAAACACGCTCAAGAGTTCTACAACCTTAACGGGGATTTACTTGTCCCCTGCTCTTACGTTTGCCCGGACGGGTACAAGTTGGGACAATGGATACGCTCACAGCGCAGCGCCAGAAAGGGCAACTCATATGCCCAGATCACACCGGAACGGGTAGAGATGCTTGATAAAATCGGAATGATTTGGGAAGTTAAGAAAGTTAGCGAAACTTAGCGAAAGTTAATTAATATGATTATATCAAATTATAACAAATGTTTAAAATTGGTATTACCGGGCAACTCCTGTATCAATTGCAGATACGCCGGAACTGGAAAATCCTGGAAAAAAATCGCAGAAATCTGGAACTAATTCAGTCCTGCGATTTTTTATGCTTGTTAATTTTGACGAAAATTCCATAGAACGTACATCGGCGTGCTGTGAATTTTTTTAAATTTCTATTGACTTTTTAATTTGCAAGAGATATTATTATTTTAACGGGTATCAATGGTGAAAGGCGTCCGGAGCCTCATTGGTAAACGGATAAAGTGTAACACATGGTGTTGAAAAGTGGTGGCGATTAAGCTGCCACTTTTTATTATTTCATAACATTCAATTCGTCGTTTCTGAAATTCTTTTTATTCTTAGTAATATTTAAAATTTTAACATTTCTACGTTTTTGTCGAGTTGTTTCCTTGTTCCTGCGCTTCGCTGATTCTCCGCTGACAGTTCCCATGCCTACTCCTTTCCGAATATCTCTTTCATGTTCTGGCTCCGTGAATTGAGGTTTATAATTGGCACATCCACATTAAGTTCATCCGGCACGATACCCACAATCACAACCTTTGTTGGTTCTATTACGTCTAACATTTCTTTGAAATTCTCACAAAATTCCAATCTGGCAGATTTAGACCGTACTCTCCCGTTGGTGCAACATGATACAGTGCTTCTGTGCGGCGTACCATCGAAAATCCACGGCATTTCCTTTGGACTGATAACATTTACTGACGGTATGATATTAACGCCTAAAAGGGCAAAATAGAAGCCCAGGGCATGATTTCTATATAAGTTATAGATATTTAGTGCTGTTGGCATTCCAGACGCGATCGTGAAATCCGGACTGCAAACCGAATGGAAACATTTGAGATGTTCAACGTACTGGTCCGGCTGATTCCATACCTGCAGAAAACTTTTATCGTCAATATAAAAATTCACCGTCAGGTCCTTATGTCCTTTCAACGATCTGGATTTTGAAGAAACGAAATCTATGCTTTTCTTCGGCGACAGCTGCATCGGCGGAATAACCGGTATCTGGTACGGGCCATCCAACTCTGCTCCGGTTATCAGATATTCTTTCATTACATCATATGCGGTATGTATCAAAACATCACCTCCATACAACCATATTAACATAATTTTGGCAACAAAAAAAGACCGCATTTCTGCCGTCTACGATAGTTTTACCTGCGTCTCACACACAAGCTTTCCTCCTATGGTTTTAATTCGAATATTTGTTCCTGTTCCCTAGCCTGTTCCCTCGGCTATTTTAAACACCCCTAAAAAGCACAAAAAACCTTGATTTTACAAGGTTTTCGTTAGCAGCCAGTACGGGAATCGAACGTATCTTTAAACTGCTATCTTTCCTATAAAATCAACATTTCCAACTTTTCTAGGGTGTTCCTTTTTGTTCCCCAGCTGTTCCCTATTTAAAAATAACCAAAAGTTATCTCGATACTACCATAAATTCATCTATGCTATCCATGATTTTCTGCTTTTTCTTGAGGTCCTTTCGATCTCTGTGGTAGTAGTTCTCGGAACACGAAATATTTGTGTGTCCCATCTGCGATGTTACCATCTGGTTATCTATGCTGTGATCGAGTAATATCGTGCAATATGTTTTTCGTATTTTGTGCGGTGATTTTTGAATACAGCCAGTGTTCTTGCACACTGTCCTTAACCGGTTCCTGAACGAATAAGTATTTAATCGCTTTCCGTCTTTAGAAAAAATATATTCGCAGAATGCCGACATATTTCTGAGCTTCTGTAATATCCATATACATCCCTGAGGAACCACTACATTTCTTACGCCTGCTTCTGTCTTAGGAAAGTCTTTAACTTCGAAAATGCCTTTATGGTTCTCGAAGTGCCTTACTTCCGTTCTTCTGACTTTAATTGTGCTGATGTGTGGCAACCAGTCATTCCATTTCAAAGCGCATAGCTCCCCGACTCTCAGTCCGGTTACAAACATAAGCATGATGCCAAGATTTATTATATCTTGATTGTCCTTCAGGTAGTCAATCATCCTGTCCATTTCAGCATCATTGAATACTTCTTCCGAATCTTCTTTGATATTTCTTTTGAAAGATTTATCGGTGACATCCAAATCATAGAATAATTCCTGCACGTTCCAATCAATCAGCTTGTTGCGCTTCGCCCATTTCAGGGTGCCTCTGGTAATTGTCTTAAGATTGCAGAAAGCTTTTGCAGTTAGATTGTGTTCGCTGATCTGCTCTTCTAGGAAGTTGCTGATATCCTCTGACTCAATGTTTTTAATTCTGCGTTCGCCCATGGTTCCAAAAAAACGATTAAAGTCCTGCTGATATCTCTGATAAGTTTGTATTGAAATCTTATTCAGATCAACCTTGCGCTGCGCCCATTCCTCGAACACACTCTTAATCTTTGGATTTTCTGCTTTCTCACGGTGTGTCTTTACAATCAAGTCCTCTAAATCCTGCTTAGACCGACGTTTGAACATCTTCCGCTGTCCGGTTTCGTCATAAGTCATACGGATTTTCCAATATCCGTCAGATGCCTTCCATATGCTGTCCCTGTATTCTTTTAAAATTTCTTCCCTTTTATTCATTTCAACTTGCTCTTGTATGTGAGACAAATTGATGATACCATTCTCAATTGCATATTTCAAGTCGTCATTATTCATAAAAAATAAGGAGGAACCGGGATATCCTTTCGCTGGCCAGCGGCTCCTCGTTCCTCCTTTCTTTCACACATAATCAAAAATATTCATCTGTCCTTCCGGCATATCATCTTCAAGATTGAAGAATTTGCAGGCAATAAAATTTCCATGCCAGTCCCGATCACCGCCGTACATCAGACATTTTCCCCTCTTTCCGTCCCTATAAAATCTGCACTCAGAACAATTGTGCTGATACGCAGTTCCACCGGAACGTTTATACATTTCGCTTATTGTTCTCATTTCTTTCCCTTTTCAAAGTTTTAGATTCTCAAAGCTGCCCTTCTTTTTGTTCCTGTTCTTCTTTTAAAAATCCCTTTCATTACGCATTCTGTCGGTAGGCATCCTCTCATGTGATCATTGATAAGGATGTAATCACAAGTTCCATATGATAACCCTCCAGAATTATTCTTTGAAAAATAATCACAATGCTTACATTGCTTTTCTTTTAAACTCTGAATTTCTCTGAAAGACATTTCGCCCCATGGTTTAACAGCTATTTTCACTCTCTTTACCTCGCATTCCTTGTACCATCTTCATTTTCAAATGTTGTGCTATATGTTCTCTGACGGATTCTTCCGGAAACGGGATTTCAAGTGACCGCTCCAGAATCCTATTTGTGATTCTATCATCATATTTTAGTTCTGATATCTGGCAGTTGCTCGTGAATATAGTGATTTTCCTGTCGACATACCGCCCGTTGATAATGCTATAGAATCTTTCGTTAATCCAGTCCTTGCCAGAATCGGCACCGAAGTCGTCAATGATAAGGACTTCTGTTCTGGACAAATCCTCTATTAACTTTCCCTCTGCATTCTCTTTGGCTCCCCATGTGTTCTTGATTTCATCAAGGATTCTGAGAGACGTGGTGAATTTGACAGGCTTCTGGTATTTTTTCATGATCTCATTTGCCAAGCTGCATACTGTTTTAGTTTTGCCAGAACCTTTTGCACTCGAGAAAAGATATAATCCTATTCCTTTCTTCTGCATATCAGGAAGGTTTTTGAACCAGTAATTTACTGCCTGAGCCGCCTGAGAAAATACTTTTCGGCTCTCAACGTTCAAATATACACTTGACTTCAAATCATTGAAATTTGAGTCTTTAAACACATTTGGAATCTCCGCGAATTTCAATTGATTTTCAAGAATTATTCTCTTTCTGATTCCGCAAGGGCATTCCTCGCAATAAGGAATACCGCTTGCATCTCTTACCCATCTCCACCCGCTATCCCCACATTCAGGGCATTCAAGCGAACGGGGTGTCTGATTCTTCTCCGTTCCATTCTCCAAGTGGGATGATTGGTTCGACATTTCTTTGAGCTGCGCCAGTTCCATTTCGCATATCCTCCCTGTTATGGTATTTGTTTTCAAGTATTTTTAAGAAGTTGTTTGGTTTCACGAACCATTCAAAATTTATCATAAAATCAGTTTTCTTTCCCATGAGGAAGTCACTGTTTTGCACATTTTTCAACGCTTCCATTACCTTGTCCATGCCGTATTCTCGGATTCTTGCTTTCAGCATTTGTGTTCGCCTTGCTGTCATTCTTGCGATTGGCTGAATACCGAACTGCTGAAGTTTATTCCACTCATCAACCACTTTCTGCACATCTCCGGGCTTGACTAAATCTTTTTCGCAAGAAATCTGCTCTGGAATCTCTGGCGTACGTTCTTCCTCTGATAATTCTTTCTGACGTTTTCTGTGCTCGGCGACCCGTTTTCTTGTCTGCTCTCTGATTTTTTCAAGCCCGTCAATGTTCTGGTGTTCTTCCCATCCGGGGATTGAAAGCAATGTTCCATCTCTGGTTATCATGCCGAACTTTTCAAGAATTGTAAGTGCGAGTTCGATCACACTCTCGTCAAAGTCCAGCTCGTCAGCTAGCATCTTGTTTGTATATGGAATATTCTCTGTCAGAAAGATAATCCCGTTTGAATTGCAGCGCCCCGCCATCGTCAATAACATCATCCAGATCAGCACGATATTGTTCCCCTCTGGAAGTTTTCTGATATGCCGGATTTTCTTGTTGTCGAACATATCTATTTCTAATCGAATCCAACTCACTTTTGTCATTTAGCCACCTTCCCGTCTGGTAAGGACATTTCCGCCCTTACCACATTGATTTTCGGATGAATTTCTCCATTAAAGAGTCCATCCAATTTTCTGTGTGCTTTTCACAGGTATCATCTCCCTCTATCAGGATGCCTTTGCGGTCACACAGCCCGTTGTCGTTTTCAATACAAGTTTTGCAAGTTTTGCATGTTTTATCTGCCATTTTCCTCACCCCAATCTAATTTCTGTCCGCACTTATTGCAATAAAAATCTGATTTATAAAGTCCTTCTCTCTTGCAAACTGGGCAGTTACCTTTTGTCGTATAATATCTGCCAGAAAAATCAAGAATAGATTTTATATTATTTAGTTTCATTGGAATCTGCTTTTTTAATGCCTTAACTGCAACCGTTCTAACTTCATGCGTACATTTGCCACCATAAGCTGTGCTATCATAACTTAATTCTTTTAATGCTTCTTCTGGTTTCATGTTAATCCTCCTTCGAAAACAACATTTCAATTCTTAATCACTTTCATATTTTTATTCCAACTACCTGAGATTGTGCCATCTGGATGAATAATAAATTCTCTGCAAACATGATCATCTTCTGTTTTTTCAACTTCACTTAACATTTTCATATTTGAATAACTAAAAGTAATTAATGTATTTTTATATTTCCATATTTCATATACATAATAATCTTGAATTGTTTGTTCTACTAACTCAAAATGATTATATGCATATTCAAGAATCTCATTGTATAACTTCTCTTTATCGTCATATTTAATTCCACTCTGGTCACTCAACTTCATAAGCTTTCTAAAAGATAAATCATCCGCAAACGAATACGCATCTATCATTTCTAATACATCTTCAATCGTATTTGCGTCACATAATACACATTGCAATCTCATTTTTGTTTTAACTAATTTACCTTTGATACGTTTTAAGTCAGATAAGGAAGGCATATATGTATCAAAAATTTCATTATTTCTCTTATCAGAAATTGCATGGCGACTAATATCCACAAAATCAAACAACCCATCAATTTTATCAAGATTATCTTCTAAATATTTACCATTTGTATTCATTGTAAGAAATTTAATATTATGATTTCTTAATACATCACATAGTTTGTCAAACTTCTTAAACAACAATGGTTCACCACCTGTGACGGAAACAGAATATAAAATACCAGCATTTTCCATTTCAGTTAACATTTCATCAACTTGTTTTACGAAATACTCTGCATTTTCACAACGTTCAGCGTTCTGCTCCACACAGAAGAAGCATTTTGCATTGCACACATCAGTTAATTTTAAATGTAAATGCCATAACCATTCATTTCTTTCTACTAAAATTTTATTGCCGAATAAATTCACTTCCATTTTATCATCATAAGTGATGGGCAACTTCTCAACATTGCACTTATGAATGTAATCTTTTATGTCTTTGATTTGTGCAAACATAAATATCTCTCCTATTCTTTCAACGAAAACGCTGTTTCAGGCATTATTTTGAAGCTTCTCTAGCTTCTTCTCGGCTTCTTCACGGGTGAGGAATACGGTTTTACCAATTTCGCTCATTGGAAAAGCTCCTGTTATTGAACCGCTATAATTTTCATAGTAAAATATAATTTGATCTTCTATATCTGGCTCAACATAACTATCACAATATCCATATGAAAATGCTTTTATTTCATACGATTCCGGATATCCAAAATCGTTATCCCATACCGTATCTCCAACCTTGCACGGTAATCTCACAAGCAATCCCTGTTCTTCTAAGTCTTTATAAGATTTCAGTTCCTCTAACCATTTCGCAAGCTGTTCGTGTTCTTCTGCACATTTCATACAATTAGCCTTCATATAATTTTCTACAGAATCATTTGAGTCAAATTTTTCTGCGTCATTATAATTCATATCTGCTACTTCTTTTGTATGAACAATAGCTTCTTCAAGTGTTAATCTCTCCATCTAATTCACCTCTTTCAATTTCTCAGCTACCAACTTCAAAAACTCAACAAACTCTCGTGCCGTCATTTCTTTTGTTCCAAGGAGTTCTGATGCCTCGTGGAAAGTATCGCACTCTGCTTCGATACGTGCGCTGTGCACCACATCTTTGTTATTATAAAATTTTAAAATGTCTGGAAAATGTTGTTGTTCTAGCAATGGTTTGCAATTGTCTTTCAAATACCAATGAAACCCCTGCTTCTCAGCTTCTTTGAGAAGCATTTCGTTTTCTTCTTTTGTTCTAACCAGAATACATGTATTTCTTAAATCAATCATATTTTTCACCTCTCATTTTCCCTTATTTTCTCCTGCGATTGCATCAATGCAACCATTCCAACCCTTTTTTACACCACTCCAATGCTCTATTAGAACTACTCCGGTCATTTTCTCCGGCAGTGGCTTCAATGGACACCAATCAGGCTTGCCTTGACAATATCCATCTTCACATTCAATTCGTTTCATGAATTCGCTACCTTTATCGCCATCCGTTACATAGCAATATGCTTCTTTACCCTCATCAAATTCATGGCAAAATATACAATCCAAGCAAGTTTCTGGCGTATCTATTACCAATACTGATTTACTCATCTTCTCTTACCTCTTTTCTGTAAAAACACTCCGCACTGCGAAGGATTAATGATAGTTTTTCACTTTTATCCTTACAATATCCAATTCTTCCGTTCTTTTTGCTTTCTTCTTTTGTGAACATAGTCGAAATATCTTTGCCTTTACTCACCTACTTCGCTTCCTCTCAGCATCAGGCTCAAAGTGTTATATCCCGGACAAGTTCTGACCCCGTTCTTGGTATCTCTTAACAGGACGCAGTACGGATATAATGCCATGACCTCATAGACGTGTTCTGTGACGTCCTCGCCACGCTGGTCTGTGTATTTGAAGCACTTTCCCGGTCTAAGGAAGTACCTTGCGCATACATACGCTTTTGTCCCGAATCTTACGCTTGCACTACTCATTCAATTCCACCACCTTTCACGATTTCAATAACCCTGTCTAATGTATTTCCTACATTCTCATAAGCAATATCGAGCTTTTTATCTCCTGTGTTTGCAATTGAAAACCAATACATCGCCTTTAAATCTTTTAACTGCTTCACAACTTTGTCCAAGTCAAAAACTGTCGGCTGCTCGTCAATAACTGCACCTATTGCAAAATCTATATCCGAATTTCCAAGAGAGTCAATTATTTTGTCTGCATCAATTAAACGCATTTATTCATCCTCCCACACTCCCAACAACCGCATCCTCTCATACAGTACAGCGACGGTCTTGCGTCTGTATCCGTAGAAGTCTTTCGGGTTCATCGGGATATATCTTTCTTTGCTGATTTTCCTGTAACTTTTCCGGTGTAGGATATTCTCGATAACCATATCCGCTATCACCGTGTTCTTCGGGCAAGCTGACAAGGCGGCACCGGAAAGCAGGTATCCGTACTCTGCCGGGAAGTCTTTCGGCATCGTATTCAGTTTTTCTATGTCTTCTGCCGGAATACCGTAGTCTTTCAGCTTTTTATTCCTTGTCAGCATACCGTTCTCCTTTCTATTTGTCTGAGTGGTGCTTGTCGTACATGATCGCCACGCATACAAGACCGACCACTCCGAATATGGTTCCAAGTATAAATCCTAATAAGAATGTAATCATACAACCACCTCACTGTCCGCTGGCATCTGATAATCAATATGTCCATTTACATAGGCTTCCTGAATCATATCCAGTACTTTCATGGCTTTTGCTTTGGTGGAATATTTTCCTAAAATAAAATATCCTCCACTTCTCTGTGCATCCTGCCAACCCCAACATATAACAGTCAATGAATCTGGTAGTTTTAGATTGACTACAATGTTTTCAAACTTTAATAGTGCTGCTTTATCCTGACTTCTGATTAACATTTTGTGTCCTCCTACTTCATAAAAATCACCCATCTGGTCTTCCCACGTTTATCTCCTAATAGCGGTTTAGTACCAAAGCATTTCAATACTTCTGAAAATAAAAGTTGCTCATCGCTCCATTTAAAAACTAAAATTCCATCATTTTCTAACACTCTCATACATTCATCAAAACCGGCTTTTAAATATTCTTCCCAACTGTCTTTTGGCAGTTTTCCGTATTTCAGGGCAAGCCATGAACTGCTTCCTGCATTAATCAAATGTGGTGGGTCAAAAACTACAATTTTGAATGTTTCATCATCAAATGGCATATTTCTGAAATCCATGTTTGTATCAGGCTTTATCAAAAGTTCTCTTCCGTCACACAGCGTTGTACGAACCTCTCGATTGTCTGCAAACAGTACATCTGGATTCTCTTTGTCGAACCAAAACATTCGACTTCCGCAACATGCGTCTAATATCTTTTTCATTTTCCTCACTTTCCCCATGTAAGTAACTGACACGCTATTGTGCAGTCCTCCATGATTTCTGTATTTATTTACGTATCAATTCACCATGCTAATCTTGATATGGCCTCGGTTTACCGAGGATTCGTTATTTCTTTCTGTATTTGCCTAAAATTTTCATTATCTTTTCTACGTAATCAGCCATCTCGAGAATATCTTCGTCATCCATCCGTTTCAGCCCATATTTGTTTTCAAACTGATTAAGTTCAAACTCCATATCTTTTACCAGAACAAACTTTTCCGCAAGTTCATTTTCTTTTCTGGCATTTTCATCGTATTCGTAAAACTTTTCGCCTTTTCCATGTTCTTCATATATATCTGTTTCGATCTTGGTTCTTTTTGGAGTGATTCTTGTAATCTTAACCGGAATAATTTTTCTATGTCGGAACGTCGATAACCACCCGCAATTCACCGTTCTGGCAATTCCAACGGTATCTCCTACCTTTAAATCGTCTCTGCTGATTTCTTTTAACTTAATTTTCATTTCTCGTCCTACTTTCATTTAGCCAAATGCTACCTGCCCGTTATTCTGCATGTAAATCATCGGCGCAGCTTTGCGCTCTCCGACTTTCAGATACGGGCAATTAGCTTTCACAAGCGCTTCTGCCATAACCGGCACAACGCTATTTCCAATTCTTGCTACTTGTTTTGCAATCGGGTAATTTCTCCATTTGTAATCCCGATCAATGATGTAATCTTTTGGAAATCCCTGCATCACCTTTAATTCCTCCGGCTTTAGCATTCTGAGAAAAATATCTGATATGATGTATTTCTCTCCATGAATATCAACCAGAACGTTTACCAATCCGAACCTGTCTTTTGTGGTAATAGTCCCAAGCGGTTCGTTGAGTACCTGTCCGCATCCTGTTCCGTAATATTTGACCAAGAATGCGGATATCACGCCGAAGTGTCCGGGTGATGTGGTTATTGTATGGAGCGGTTCGTCGCATCCTTGACCGATTCCAGTCTTGTAATACTTTGTAATGAATGCAGTTACAAGTCCGTATCTGTTTGAAGTATCAATGGTTTTTATCGGTTCAGTCAGCAATTGTCCTCTGGAATCGCCTTGTCTGGTTTCTCCATGATACTGAATGATAAATGCCAGTGCATCTTTGCTCTGTACAATGTACGGTTCTGGATTATCAACGATATATTTCTTGATTCCATTTGCAATGCGCTTCTGTGTTGCTTCTGCCAGTGGTTTCGGACGGTCAAATATACTTTTGCCTAAGTCTGACCAATCAATGTAATCTCCACACTGTTCGTATGGCTTCAGACCGTCTGTCCCAAAACGATTATGTGTAGGCTTTGGCCATACTATCGGCTTTCCATCCCTACGAAACACTGCGTACCACCTTTTTCGTGTCGTTGGTGCTCCATAATCCGCAGCTACCAGTTCCCGGCTGTTAAATTCATAACCAATATTTTCCATTGCTGAAATGAATTTTCGATAATCTTCACCAGCTCTTTCCTTGATCGGATGTCCTTTCTCGTCGAGTGGCCCCCATTGTTGTATTTCTTCTACGTTCTCCATAATGATTACATCTGGGAGAATCGCCTTTGCGTGCTTATATACAGCCCACGGAAGAATGCGAAGTCCCTGCTTCCTCGGCTGACCGCCTTTTGCTTTTGAATGACTTGTACAGTCCGGGGAAGCCCACATCAACGCTACGTGCTGATTTCCGACGTATTTCTGCAAATCTACTTTGAAAATATCCTCTGTCAGATGCAGTGTTCCAGGGTGATTCGTCTTGTGCATCAGGATAGCGTCAGGGTCGTGATTGATTGCTATATCTACTGATCTGCCGAGCGCCATCTCAATTCCTACTGAAGCGCCACCTCCGCCTCAGCCTGCGAAACAATCAATTATTAACTGTTTCTGCATCTGGCATCACCTCGCTTTCTCCGAATCCAAATTCCTTGTTAATATCAAAAGAATCAAATTCAATCTGCAAACCCATTTCTTCCTGAACTTCCTTATATGCTGCTTCAACGCCGATTTCCTCAACATATCTTTCGGCTTCGGTAATCTTATCAATGAAATTCTGGTTTGCTTTCTTGAATCCCCATGCTTTCTTAATTGCGATAACAGAAATTAAAATATTTGCCACAGCAATATAATCTTCTGCTTTCCACAGCTTTTCCTGAAATTCTTTGATAAGCTGCTCTCTAATTTCCTGTTCTTTTGAATCCAAATACGTTTTAAGAGATTCGATTCTTACGCCAGTCTGCCTAGAAGCCTGCTCCATTGTAAAGCCAGTTATGTTAAGTGGTGCCGGAATTAAGCTTCTTTGATTTTTTGGCTTTTTAATCTTCAGCTTTCCCAACCAACAGCCCTCCTTATCTTCTGAGTCAGAATGTCAAATTCCATCAACATCCTGCGATCATTCTTGTTTGAGTATGCGATTGTTTGCCGTCCCTCATATATGACCGCATATCTTCCGTTAATGATATATGCCCCGCTGATTGCCTGCGATATCTGACTTCTTGTCTTTCCTGTCAATTCTGATATTTCAGCAAGCGTTAGCTCCCCGATATACTTTGAACCGTCGTATACGTCATACAGTTTCATGTTTCTTTACTCCTATCAGTTCGTATGTCCTGTGTGAACCAGTTCCGTGAAATACGATCAATCCATCGTCCTCAAACTGCCTCAGATGCCTTTGAACGGCTGTCATGCTAATTTCCAGTTCATCAGATATAATTCTTGTCGGCGGTGTGCCTTTATGCGATTTTGAGTATTTCAAAATAAAATAATAAATATCCCGGCGGTTCTGCTTCCGTTCCATATGTTTCCGATGTCTAAAATTATCCATTTTTACGATTCCTTTATAAAAAATCTTCTATGCTTATCTGACTGTTTTCCTCAAAAACAAGCATTTCTTCTTTTGCTCTCTTAAAGAAATTTCTATCAATTTCAAAGCCGAAAGCATTTCTTCCTATTTCATGTGCAGCTCTTAACGTTGTCCCACTTCCGCAACATGGGTCTATTACTACATCTCCGGGATCAGTAAACGTTTCAATCAATCTTTTTAAAAGTTTGACTGGCTTTTGTGCCGGATGAATTTTAGGAATATCTTTTCCATCTTTCTCCCAATCGAACCAGTTAAAAACCATGCGCCCTGTACCTCTGATTGTTTTTCCGTTTTCGTCAGTCTGAACGCCGTTCCTAAACTTAGGAAGCCTGTCTCTGTAAAACAATAATGCGTATTCCGTAGCTCCAACCACACGCATATTCGCTTTTAATACTTGAGGGCTGTAATTTTTTATGAAAACAAGCGGGATATAATGCACAAAACCATGTTTTTCAGCAGCTTTAATCAATGTTTGTGTTTGTTCAAACGAGCAAAATACAATCATGCATGGAGAATTGCTACTTCTTCCTCTTGGTACAGGTGTTGTATCTTCTTTTTTTAACATTCTTGAACAAAAGTGAAAGTATTCATATAAGTTAAAATTAAAATCTGAATTAAAGGCAGCTTTTCCCGCTAGTTTACTTTCGCCATTTTTATTATCCCCCCCTACATACCACATAGGGTTGCTCCCGTAAAAATTATTCGCTACATTATACGGAACATCAGCTATAACGAGCTGTGCTCTTGGAATTGCATATTTCTTGTAATTTTGCATTGAGTCTCTGTATATTTCGCATTTTAATTTCATATTTCAAAGAAGCCCGGTGCACCCTTGCGTCACATGAAGGCAAGCTCCTTTCATTTTTTATTCGTACGTTTTCTCATCAATCAGGTTCTGGAACTTTTCAAAAGCCCGGATTGATACTTTGTTACCCTGCTTCTCTGGTTTCAGTGAAACTTGCAAGTGTGTGTCTATGATGTGTGACAGCTCTCTGGCGAGGGATTTCTTGCCCTGCTTCAAACCATCGTAATAACCTTTTACCGGTCTGTACTCATCAATCTGTTTCTTGCCTACTCCCTGAGAGCCACCAGTCTTGTTTCTAAGTTGATATCCTTGATCTGCAAGCCATCTGATATAATACTGTTCCTTTTCGTCAAGTTCTGATTCTGGACAATTAGTGTGTACTACACGCCAACCATATGGATTTTTTTCTGAATATAATCCATGTTTTTTCAAGCTAAGATCAATGTGCTGTTGATGCCCCGCGCTATGTTGACATAATCTGGTAATTAGTTTCTTTGCCTGGCCTGCATACCCAAATTTAAAGCCATCTTCGTCAATTCTTGTCAAAATGTAGATTCCAGGATTGTCGTTCAGATACGGGTCAATTTTTAACCACCTCTTACGGTTCTCAGCTTCAATCGCCTTAGCTTTTACAAAATTTTTATAGTTACTATTCAAAAACTTATCACCTCGATTCATTCTTTTGGTGTGCTTTTGATACCATTATGATACCACTACGATACCTGTATTGCAAGATAAAAATGATACCACTTTGTTACCTGATTGACACCGATAATCAAAAATGCTACAATGTTCTAAAAACAAGGGAGGAATTTCACATGGCTATCAAGTCTGATAAGACCAGAACTAATATCACGTTCCCGATACAGCTTAAAGAACAGCTTGAGCAAATTGCCAAGCAGGAGAACAGGAGTTTTAACAATCTGGTCATTACTGTTCTCCAAGATTTTGTAAAAAGTGCCGATAAATAGTCGGTGCTTTTTATTTCTCCCTGTATGGTTCCGGGAATGGCATCCATGCCACCACTTTCCCACCCAGTTTTAATAAATCATTCTTCCATTGACCATCTACTGTATGCGCACTTTGAACAAATAAGCTCTGTTTAAATAAAATCGTAACCAAAACATCTTTGGAAATTTTCTCGAACATTCCTTTTTTCCATTTATCCGTTCCTTTGAACTTAGCAAACATAGAATCTCTTTCTCCTGGCATTTTCTTGCTTACTGGAATCCATTCATTTTCCATTTTTTTCTCCTTTCAAAACGGGCACAAATTCAAGTCAACATCCAGTCCCGGTCTTGCAATCTGCACCAGAACATCATCCCCGGCAACGTCCTGTATCTCCTTCTTCATCACTTCTGGATTTCCCCATCCCTCTGACAGGTGGCATAGCGTTATAGTTCTGAGCGAAGCGGTCTTGTTCACTCGGATAATCTCTTTTACAGTAGATAAGCTGCTGTGCCCCCGGATGGAGTGTTCAAACTTAAACGAATCCTGCTCCGGCGATTCGTCCAGATGATTGCATTCTATAAGGAAGTGATTTATTCTCATGTTCTTGAATGTGAACGGCAAATATGAGAAGTCTGTCGCATATATCAGTCGCCCACATTCTTCATGAGATATCAGGTATGCAAAGTTTGGTGTCTTGTCATGTGGGACGTAGAAAGGCGTTGCCCGGAACGAACCTATGTCCTTCGATTTCTTTTCTGGTAAGCCGATCATCAGCTCACCAGAGATTGTGTTTACACTCTCAACAGTCTCGTCATTGGTGTAAATTTGAATACCGGACTGCATTAGATTCTGAAACGATTTCAGGTGATCTCCGTGTCCATGTGTCAGTAGACAACCCGAAACTTCTGATATCCTGTAGGAAATTCCTTTTAGAATCTCTGAATACCTGCATCCACAATCCAGAAGCAAGATTTCTCCAGATTCGGATTTAAGCGCGTAGCAGTTCCCTGGCTGGCTACCTGTGTTTATTACTTTCATGAACATTTTGAATCACCTCGCTTTCAACTTATACCTCGTAATCCTCTGGAAATCTAAATATAACTTCATTCATTCCAATTTTAGTAACATCTCCCGCAAGGCTTTTAATATGTATTCCAAGGCTTGCATCATTCAGCATTGACATTACATCTACGCAATTCTTCTTTGATGAATAGCCTGCCATCAAATACGGGATTTTCCGCGTATCGCCCGAAAACACCGCCTGAATATGATTTTCAGACACAATAATAGCTGTCAGGTCATATGGGAGATTGATTTCCCCGTTCTGAGATATAATCCTCATAGTTCTCACCTCGTTTTTCGAAATAGTCTTTTACCGACTCATAGTACGGGCAGTTTTCACACCGCCCGATCTGAGTCATGCCGTTACCGAATTTACCGCAGTCACATCGGTCGAAATTGATGCAGTCGCCGTACATCATATGCGATCACATCTCTTCTGGCTTCATAAAATCTGGAATCTCTGTTTCCTGTTTGTCTGCTGCCGGAACTGGTTCTTTCTCGGCAGTTTTTACGACTTCTGCGACTGTTGGCTGTTTTGGCTGTTCTTCGATTGCCACTGGCTCATCTGGGATAAATTCTTCTGCATTGGCGTTCTGCTCGATTTCATAAGCAACTTCATGTTCAATAATGTCCTGCTTTGGAATTTCTTCTGTGGCTTCCTCAACTTCCTGAACGAAAACATCACCATGGCTATTGATAATCTGCTTTAATGCACGATTGATAACTGTTTTCTTTGCCATCTGGTCAGTAAATTTCTGATGCGTTCCATTGCCACTTTCCTTGTAACCATAACCCTGTGACCAAGCCTGCTTGATCTGTTTTATGTTCATTACTTCCAGATGCTTTGTTCCATCTTCCATCAGAACTACTGCATATGCCCCAAGAATCTTATCGTTGTCAATGTTCATAAAATCCTGTTCATGAGAATCCAGAACCTTGTTTCCATCTTCGATATGATATTTGAACTTATCACCGTCGTAGATGATCTCAGCATGAATATCTTTCATTCCGTATCTTCTGGCGATCGTGATGTTTCCAAAGTAAGACCTCTGAAACTGGCACTGACCGGCATAACTAACGAAATAGCCCTGTTTTTTCTGCACTGAAAGCCCAAGTGTTGCCATGTTCATAAGGCTGTTTGCAATGCTTGTAGCTGTGCAAGATTCCAGAACTGGCTTATTATTTCTGTCTTTTGTTTCTTTCAAAACCAGATATGCTCCCATAAGTGCATTGCTGAGATTATAGTCTTTTGGAAAAGAAAGACCATATTTGCATTTTTCTTCAAGCTGTTTGGTCAGTCCATCAATGAACGAATTATTGATTACAACTGCCGCCTGCTGTTCTCCTGCTGTTGCTAACTGTGTTTTATTTGCCATAACAATTCTCCTTTTCTATTAATCGCAATAAGTTCTATTGCAAAACGGGCATCCTGTAATTAATTCCTTTGATGCTCTCTCAACAGAAATTCCGTTCCATTCTTTTCCGCTTCTTGTCCATCCTTTTTCAGAATAGATATTCTGTCCGCAACTGAAACATTTTCCGCTATGTGGTGCAAAATGCGGATAACCTTTTTCGGCACAATATTTTTCTTGTGCTTTTGTTGCTTTTGAAATATCGTAAGTCTCTGCCATTTTACTTCTCCTTTTTTTAATATTTATATTTCTCAGGCACATACATAGTGGATTGAAGTATTTTAGTGTTATATTCTGCATTGTCATGTTCTTTAATGTTATGTTATATGAATTGTATTTCAATCCACCGTGAATGTACCTGAGAGTTATGCTCGGTGGCATATGAAACAGGGCGAAATATTGTGTCCTGTCCTGTTATTTGCTTTATTAAAATTTTATATCCTGTTGTGCTTTCCGGGCGTTCACCCGGATTCATATGCCACCGAAAATACCTTATTAAATAACGGTTACGTTTTCTGGATTAATGTGGTATCTTCCATTTCCGTTTGCTCGCTGTGTTCCGATTCCAATATACTTTCCACTGGTCTCGATCAACTGTAAAACTGTCTCATGTGGAAATACAATATCCGGGCAAGATACCTCGATTGTGGTTCTCCAATTATGGAATACATTGCTGCTACAAAGAACCGGGCTTGCGCTGATTCCAGACGTAGGAACGATATTACTCACAACTTCAACACTCTCAAAATTTACCGGGCAAATGGAGCCTGCCATTGAAAGTGAACGTTTAATATCGGTTCCTTTCTTTCCGGTTGAATCCTTGAAGAAAGTAATAAAAGTCTCAGTAAATGCTTTCTTGAATGCCTGTGTCAAAATGCAAGGACGATTATTTTTCATGTATGATTCCCATTCCTCCTGCGTGTAAAGAGAAATATCTTCATCGTGAAATTCAATCGGTTTTTCCCAGTGAATGCCTGTAACCAAGCCCTCCCAAATATTTTTTGACTGGTTGTAGATTTCTGGCATTTTTGTTCCTTTGTCATGCGCCTGTTTCCAACATTCGGCCTGTTCGTAGTAACGACTTCTCTTATGGAGAATAAGGTCTGTATCACCGATAAGTTCCAGTTTTAATGTTGTTTCTTTTAAGGGTTCGATTGTAAATGTTTTTGCTTTCGCCATTGTGTTTTTCCTCCGAAATTTTATGATTTGATTTATAGTTTCTGTTTGCGCAAACGCTCAAGCAGATTATTCTGCAATAAATATGTATGTAGTATGCTGTTTTGCTTTATTTTGTTCTGCGGTATTCTACGGTACCCTATGGTATCCTGCGGATTAATCCGCTTGAACCTTTACGCAAATCCCAGATGTACTTAGCAAGTAGTAGAATATGCTGTATTTTACTTTCGTGCGCTGTTCTCTATTATGCAGAGATATAATTTTCTTGGCAGATTCTACTACCAGTTAAATACATCTGGTTGAGTTGAACACTCGGTAGGTGACATGAGTTGTGCTATGTTGTAATATAATGTCTTATTTTTTACTATCTTGTTCTTTATTGTCCTGTCCTGCGGAACTCTCATGCCGCCTACCCAATATTCAGATTTCGAAGGACTGCTTTGCAGACGATATAAAAGTCATGGCTTGTGCTGTGATGTTATGTCTTGTACTGTAATATTTTGTTCTATACTGACGGTTATACCGCCTGCAAAACAGCCTTCCGTTGAAGTGTTGTGTTGTATTGTTCTGCGCTGTTATTTCCTGCTGTAAGATTTTTTGTCCTATAGTAAGTGTTCCGCAACACTTGTCACTCTGCACAAGCAAAAAAATTTGCACTTTAATATAATATTTTATGCTATGATATGCTGTTTTCTGATATTGTGCTTTGTATTTCTGCTTATGCAGACTGATAAATGCTGTGGCTTCCTACGCTCATAAACCTGTAAAAAGAAATACTGTCTTGTTGTGTTCTGTAGTATAATGTGCTATCCTATATTTCCCTTTTTACAGGCATATCAACGTAGGAAGTTTGCCGCTACTGCACTCATAAACCCATACTGGTAATAACTTATTGTGTTCTGATTTATGCTTTTATATTCTGTTGCATGTTTTCCTGTTCTTGCCAATATAGGCATATCAGTGCAGTAGTGGCTTTGATATTTAATTAATCATTTCCCATATTTCTTCATATTCTGAGATACTGTTAAATTTCTGCTTTATTGCCAAAAGTTCGCTCCTGCAACGCTCTACAAGTGCTTTATATTCGTCTGGCTTCTTCAAGATCAGCTTCGTCGGCTTATATCCAGACTCATTGTCAGTCTTGTAGAAAACTCTGATGGTTGTCGGCTCTGTCTGTTTATCCGGCTTCTGTTCGATGATTTTAAGGTTCCTTACAACTGCTCTGGCTTCTGAAATTCTCCATTTCTCAGCGGCTTCGGTATCATCCCATGTAAAACACTTGTGAAGTTCAGTGTTGCTGTCTCTGGCTTTTTCAAGAATCTGCTGTGGCGTTGCTGATTCCAGTTGTTCGCAGATTTCCATAATTTCATCTGCGCATTTCTGCGCATCTGCTTTAAATTTGAATGTTCCCCATGTAGCTAATTGCATTTACTCGCCCCTCTCAAATCTCCGTTACCGTCATTTCCCCCTCAGCAACTTTCAAGAATATCAACTGCGCATCTGCCTTAATTCCTGCCAAACTGCTGTTGTCCAGTTCTGCTGCACAGTCAACGAATATCGGATAACTCACGCCATAAAACTTCTGCAAGCCGTCCATGATAGCAATTTTTCCTTTCATCATGAGGGCTGTATTGGCATTCCCGATTAATTTCTTCCAGTTACCGTCCTTGTCCTGCACGTGCCAAATGCAAGCATCTACGACTTCGCCGTTTTTCTGCGTATCGAACAGTTTTACCTTAACCCCGTCAAAATACCGGTTTACCGCATCTTCAAGGGCTGTATTTTTCGCCATACTCAGGGATTTCAGCTCGTCCAGAATTATTTGTGCATCAGCTTTGCTCTGTGCGTACTGTTTCTGGCTTTCCTGAAGCTTCTCGATCTGCTCGTCAATTCGGACGTTGTTGTTGGCTTCTCCGATTCTCTGATTAACTGCTGCCAATTCCTGTTTCTTGCCGTATAACTGCTCTGAAAGCTGTTTCTTTGCTTCTTCGCCATCGTCCAGAGAATTAAGTTCCTGCTTTTTCTCTTTGATTGATGCAAGAATCTGCTGATATTCGGCGTTCCCTGAGAATCCTGGTTCTTCTGGTATAGCTTCCAGATTCTTATTTTCTGCGTCCAGAGAAGTTTTGATCTGCTCTAATTCATCTGTTAGTTTGGAAATTTCAGATGTGAGAGCTTCTTCCTGCTTATGCGCTTCTTTCATTCCGGCAGACGCTTTGTTGCCAGCCTGAATAACTTCATCAAGTTTACGCTTCTTGTCCTGTTCCCATTCTTCTTTAACCTTTAACTGCTGATTGATTCTTTCCTGCTTCATCTGCTCGAATCCGCTCTTTAATTGCTCAATCTGCTCTGGTGGAAGATTCCGACCGCAAGTCGGGCAAATGGCCTCTGTATCATTGAATGTCTCGGATTTAATGCTTTCCAGAACTGTGTTGTCCCATTCTGCATCTTTGATTTTGGGATATTGCGTTCTGGCGTTCTGCAATTTTTCAAGAAGATCTTTTTTCTGTGCTCTCAGGTACTCCAATGCAGAAGCCTTTCTGTTCAACTCTGATGTTTTGATATTCCTGTCTAATTCAAGAGTGCTAACTTTATTGCAAACCGATGATTTCTTCTCTGACAAGTCCGCTTTAGCCTTTGAGTCTATCTCTATCAGTTTGGTTCTTAACCCTGCCAGTTCCGCTTTAATCTCTCCGGCTTTCTCGTTCCCTGCCTGTGCAATCTGCGTTTCAAGGTCAGAAATCTGTTCCTGCAAGGCATTCTTCTGCAATTCCAGTTCGGCAACATCAGCGTCAACTTTTGAATGCTCCATGCCGATGATCTGGTTTGGAATGGCTTTTAACTGTTCTTCTGCTTTTTTCAGTGTTGCACTGTTCATGGCTTTGATTTCATCTGTCTTGTAGGTTTCCAGAAGCGGTACTAACTCAGCACAGTCTGGCACTGTCTTGGCAATCTCTAAATCTGATTTCCCGGCACCGTCTGACATAGAAAACAGAATCTTTCTGGCATCTGCATCTTTTAAGTCTGTGAAGATTTCCATATGCGACAGCATAAGGAAATTATCAAAGCCAAACCCTCGTTCTTTCAAATCGGCTTTAAAATCTCTTTCAGCTTTCGGAACGCCGTTGATTTCGTATTTGTTGGATAATGCAACCTTGCCCGGTTTTCCGTCCTTTGGCTTACTTTCTGTGCGCTTCTGGAATTTCGCTACGCTTACCGGCTTTCCATCAATTACAAGGTCAATGTCGACTCTTGGCAGGCATTCTCTGCCATCATCCGGTCTGATATCCGGGTTGCTTTTTAAGCTGTAGTCCTTGTCGCAGAACACCCACATGAAAGCATCTGCCAGTGTGGTTTTCCCGCATCCGTTCTTCCCGGAAACGACTGTTCTGTGCCTGAACTCTATTTTCTTTTCCGACTGACCTTTAAAGTCGGTCAATCTAATCTCTCTTACTTCGATTTTTTTCATATTACAAAATCTCCAATCTCTTTACCGATACCTCTAATGCTGTTACCCATTCTTGACTCTGGTCAGACCAGAGTTCCCGGCTCTGGAATCTTCCACTGAGTTTGATTTTTGTTCCCTTTTTTAGATTCTCTACGGCATCTGCGTTTTCTTCCCAACACAGACAACTGATTGCGTCTGATCTGGTATATCCGTCTTTCTTCTTTCTGTTTACTGCCAGAAGTATTCTCGCCAACTTCCTGTCGTTATTCGCGCCAATCATCTTTACTGTTGGCTTTTTAATCAGATATCCGGTCAGGTAAACTTCGTTTGCATCGTGTTCTTCCAATCTTTCAAGGTACTGAATGTTCGTTGCTCTTACATACGCTGTAAGGCTTTTCTTTCCATCTTCCCGGACTGTACGACTTCGCATTTCGCCATACACGCTGGCAATTAGTTCTGTTTCTCTTGAAATCATATATTCCGGCACAATAATCGGAAGAATGTCATAAGATGTGCTCTTTCTGAATATTGTCATTCTTCCCTCGTACATCTTGGTTCCACCGTATTCTTCATGTGAGAACACAAACCCTGCCGGAATGTCACCAGATAAAAGTACCTGGTTTTCATCACGAATTTTCATTTCCTAAATCACCTTCTTCATTCAACAGCAATAATGTCTCCACAAGAACTGCTGCCTGCTTTAAAACAATGTTACTGAGTTTCTTGTTTCTTGCTTCGAGTTTTGCGTTTTCTGCTTCCAGATCACAAATAATCTCGCTTGCAAGTGGTTTCTGTTCGTTGGATGTGTGTGTTTTTGACATAAAAAATGCCCTCCTAATTATTTATTTGATAAATACAGGAAGGTGTGTTATACTTGTCCTGTATTTAACTTAGCCAAATTAAGTTAGATACGTGGCTCCATGTGGTATGTCGGTACCTGTGGAGCCAAACCTTTACTCTTCTGCAATAAATTCTCCATTTACAAGTTTATAAAATGTATCAGGTTTTATCTTTGCTCCGTCTACTTTCGCAGACTTCACATCTACAATATGGTATGTTTCGTCTTCAAATTCCTTCCATTCAGCAAGTACAATAAAGCATCCAATAGACCCTTTTGCTTTGGAATTGCGTCCAATTGCCATTGCAACGCTCTCTTTTCCTTCTACAGTTGCCGCTGACCGGTATCCGGTGTTGGTTGCCGCTGACTGGTCTCCGGTGTTGG